ATAGAACTGTTTGGAGATAATTTTTTTTCATTTTATAATGTTGTTGTAATTATAAAATGACTTATGCTATTCAAACGATTATTATAAAAAAATCTGTTCCATTATATGAAGCAGTAAGAAAGGCAAAGGACATCTCAAAGAAGAAGAAAATTTTAATGAGAGAATTGAAACAAACATACCATTTTAGAAACATACCTAAAACCAAGTTTGAAAAAAAAAACATTTCGTTCTAAACAAATCAATCCTGAAATTACTCTTGTCTTTGCTAAACTAAAACCTGAATTTCAACATTTGTCTAAATCCTCTTCCTCGGTTCAACGAGGTTCAAAAGTTGAAGGTGAGGGCATATTTAGTGATTTAGCAAGTTATGGATTAAGGAAACTTGCCCCAAGAGTTGTAAGTGCTATTGTAAAATCAAAACAATTCAATAATGTCAGCACAAGAACACTTAATAATTATGGAGATAGTATAATCCAAAACATGCAGATTTATAGAACACCTATTTCCAATATTCTTAATACTGCTTTGAACCTCATTTCACTTGGAAAATGGAATGAATTAAGAAAAAATATGGATATGATAAATTATTTCATACTGCTCTTGTATGTGATATAGGAGGCAAGAATATTATTATTGAAAAGAATGAAGTTGTGAATATAAGCACAGAATACAAGACATCAAAAGAAACACAAACATTTCATATAAATTTAGAAGGCAAACAGATTAGTGTGAATGAAATGGTGGAGAATTGTAAGAAAAGAATGGGTGATGACATGTTTCTTTCTTGTAAAATTCGATTGTTTCTTTATTCAGTTTATCCTTACCAACTAAATATGTTTTGAACTTGATATAATCAACTGATTTGCTATTTTGTAATGATAAATCGGTTTCTTTTTCAATAATTTTATGTCGTTTCTTTTCTTCCAATAATATTCGCTGGTTTGTTTTTGCTTTGCTTTCTCGTTTTCTTTGTGGCGCAGTATATTGTAGTTTATTACCATTTTTATCCATCATATAAACCAACGAACGCTTACCAGTATCGCAACCAACTATATTCCTATCTTTTAGTGTATCTAATTGCTCTTTTGATAAATCTTCAATGATGTTATAAAAATGGGCGTTTCAGCGAAGCATAGTAAATGAGAAAAGGTGTAATAATTAAATTGTGCCAAAATTAGTAGTTCCAGAACTAACAAATGTTGTTACTGGTGCACCAGGATATTGACTTGGAGGATATGGAAAAAATCCATTAGGATTTTCTGTATAACGATTATAGCGACCTAAATAAGTATAAAATTGACCACATTTTCTATTCTCTCCACCACATACACTTGCTAATCTATTTTTAGCTCGTCTATTAGCGATAGATGAAGCGCCTACACCTCCTTGTCCAGGTGTATATTTATTATACAAATAAGTAGAATTATTACATGTGATATTACCACCTGGTGACATTTTTGTGCTGCGTCTACCACCTACACCAACATTTTTCTTATATAAAAAACCGGGGAAATTTGTTTGGCTTCCATACCAAAATTGACCATTTGAATTACTTCCATTTCCAAAACGTCCTGACATTTATATATACTAAATAAATAATTTAAATAATTAAATTTAAAATATTATATGCAAGAAGTTGAATATACTCAATTAATAGATTTTTTAAATGCTAATACAAATAATATTGAAAATATTAAAGAACAATATTTGCTTCTTCTCTCGGAATTAACATCAACATCCTATCTAGAAACAAAAACTTTCTTAAAGAATATAGAGATAATTAATCAAATGGGTATAATTGTAATCGGAGTAATTACTGATACATCAAACAATAGTTTTGAAATAATTGCATCAGGAACTATTATTGTTGAACCTAAAATAATAAGAGGAGGTAAAAGTGTTGGACATATTGAAGATATTGTAGTAGCTAAACATATGAGAGGCAAAGGCATTAGTCAACAAATATTAAACATCTTAAAATTAATGGCTAGAGAGAATAATTGTTATAAAGTCATATTAGATTGCGATGATAAAGTAAAAAATATTTATATAAATAATGGTTTTAATATTAAAAGTATTCAAATGGCAGAATATTTTAATTAATTTTATTATAATAATCACCTTTCACTCTATAGAAAACATCTTCTGCTGTTGACATTTTTGATAATAATATTCTTATTATTATTATTATCAATAAATAAGTATCAATTTTTATTATTATAGTTTTATTCTTTTATTTTTCTTGTAATCTTTTCGCTCTTCTTTGTTCATTATATTCGTCTCTTTTTTGTTTTTTGAGTTGTTCTTTTTCTTCTTCAATTTGTTTTTGTTTTTCCTGCCATTCTGGAGTTTGTTCTAATAATGCTTGTTGTTTTAATTTTTCTTCTTTTAATTCGGCTGTTTTAAGTTTTCTCTTTTCCTTCAAAATTTCTTTATTTTGTTCTACCCAATTTTTTTGCCATTCTTGATGTTTTTCTTTATTTTTTTCTCTATATTCTTTAGTTTTTTCATAAATTTCTTCTTTATGTTCAGCTCGATATTTTTTCATTTGTTCCGAAATTATTTCTTTATGGTCCTCCTTGTATTTTTTTGTTTGTTCTTTAAGTAATTCCTTATTTTCATCTCTATATTTTTGAGTTATTTGTTTTTTGAGCACATTCCTATCCTCTTCTGAAATATATGCTTTTAATGAATTTAAATTTGCGCCATGTTCGTCAATCAATTCTTGTTCTCTTATTCTTGCTTCTAACTTTGTTTTTCCAATAAATTTTTCAATTTCAACCATTTCCCATTCGTCCCATCCACCAGTTTGTCTAATAATTTCATAATGTTTCAGATGATAATGTTTATCATTTTCTGTTATTGTGTTTCTAATATGACTTCTTTTTCTTTCACAAAAATTTATAGTATGTCCGATATAACAGGATTTTAGTTCTGAATTTTTAGAAGCAATTTTATACATAATAAATGTGCATTTATCCTCGGAGTTGTCTTTCGTATATTCATCTTCCATTCTATACATCTTTATATAATTTGTCTTTAGATTGTTTATAATATAAAGATATCAATTTTTTTAAGAAATCTTTCTAGTAGGAATATCACTTGCAACAAGATAAATAGAATTCTCAGTGATAATGATATATTCAGTTGCTGACTTGTAAAACTTTTGAATACTACTCGTATACTCATCTTCTGATTTAACTAATAGCTTCTCTCCATTATCTCTAGCACCGACAAGAGCCTTCTTATCTAAAGAAGGAGTCCAATAATCTAACATAATAGGTTTATCTTCAACGATAGATAATTTTGCAGCATGTTTAAGAGTAACCTCAGAAGGTAATCTATAATTAAAGGGTGCGGCAACAACACCATCAGTCTTAGGAGTTGATTTCTGTTCAGACATATTATATTATAAAATAATTTAAGTCTTTAAATACTTATATATTAAAAGTATTTTAATTTAAATATTTAAAAAATATAAATAATATAATAAATGAAATCTCTTGCAAACAAAGAAATTAATTATTCATTACATAATAGTGAAAATTATAAAAAAGAGTTAGAGTCTGAAATTTCGGATGTAGTAGAAAAAATATCGCAATTATTTGTAGATTATTTTAAATTCATAACTGATAATATTAAATTAAAAAACACAAATTTCTCTCGATTTATAATAACAAGAGGTTTAGACACAATAACAAATGTTTTAAATTTCATATTACTTTATACCAAAAACTTGGATGTAATGTATTTTCATTGTCAAAAGGCATTCTATTTTTATGTAGAATTTGTAGGTCAAATTTCCGAAGATGATAAGATGTTTCTACAATTGAGTTCAAGAGATGCATCAACTTATGTGTATAAAAAAACAATTTTTGATATAAATGTTGAACTTAAAAAAAAAAATGAGGAAGTATCTGATTATACTCGTTTAAAATTAGATATAGTAAATATATATATAGAGCTTTATAAAACATTATTACTTAAAATAATTAATGATGATTTTACGAATGCACAAAACTTTGAAAAAATAGAATTTATATATAAAAAATTAAATACTTTTAATAATAAATCAAAAATAAAGTTTCTAAACGGCATAATTGAAAAACTGTATTACAGTATTGATAATTGTGAATATTTTTTGAATATATGTGTTTTATTGGTAAAAAAATTTATAAAAAATCAAGATATTTTAAATAATTGTTCAAATCATTTTTTATCAGAGAATTTTAAGGATAAATTAGAAGAATCACCAGACAAATTTATAACATGGTTTATGACGTAAATTCAACAATAACATTTTTTCTGCGAACTTTCTTGGTTTTATCTTTAAGAGTAAAGTTGGCGGCTTCATCGCCAATATTATATTTTTGACAAATATTTTTATATTCATTGTTAAGAACAATTTTTAAGAAATCATAAATAATAATAAGGACGTTTTCATCACATTTTCCGACAATTAAAACACTACCAGTTCTGAAAATCATGAATGATACTGCATTTATATTAGTATAAAGGTCTTTATTTTCTTCAGAAATTTGACAACCATTTTGTGCATCTACATCTGAGTTATAATAAAATTTACATTGTATTCCAGGATAAGAACATGGGTCGTAAATTGCTTGAATATTATATTTAAATTTCAATATATCAAATAATACTTCGCGATTGATAAAGAAGCCACAATTGAAGTTAGAATTAATAAGCACAGTTTCTTCAGTGTCAGGTTTATAATCTAATGTAGAGTCAATAAAAGGCTGCAATGTTTTAACAATTTCCAATTTTATTAGCTGAAATGTCTTCTCATTTTGAATACCAGGTATTTCAAGTTTTCCAGTATTGAAAACTTTTACATGAAATTCCTTAAACATAGTATCTATCTTCATACGAAGAATTACGACAAAACAATTATAAAATGCACTCTTCTTCTTGCAGCGATAACTCAATATATCTTTTTTAGAAATTCCAATACTAATTTTTCGAATATCCTTAAATTTAATACGACCAGCAGGATTATCAATATGTGTTATAACATGCTCTTCAAAATATGGTTCATCTTTGATTTTATCTTGTATAAAATCTAATTCTTCTTTAAGAGTTGAGTTAAATTTTATTTGTTTTTTAATGACACCATTTATAGGTGTAGAATATAATATAGTAGGAATACTCCAAAATACAGATTTTAAGTCAATAATTTTATTTAAATATGCAATTTTAGTTTTAGTGCTGATATAGATATCAGTAGCTTTAGGAGCAAAATTTACAATATCCATAGTTAAATTAGCAGATATAAATTCTTCAGAATGATTGTTATCTAAATGCGAATATTCATCTCCATCTGATGATATATCATCTTCATTATATTCTGATGATATAAAATTTTCCCATTCTTGGTCAATATTCATTGTTATAGCCATACAGTATAAATGTGAAGTGTCTTTATATTCTTTATATTAATTTTATTTCAATTATTTTCTTTAATATATAATATAAAGAATGATAGCAACGAATCAATACGTCATCCATGAAAGAAGCCTTCCAATTCCTATTAAGCAAAACTTATCTACATCAATGAAAATAAACTCACCAAAAGGAGAATACAGTCTTAAGCAAAACTTTTTTGACCCCTCAAAAAGCTCTCCTCCAAATGAATTTATCATTAAACTTCATATGAGAATGAATAGATATTACATGGATAAGGATTACAGTCTTGAAATTAAATAATTAACATGAGTATTTATATTTTGATTTTGTGAATGCATTAAATTTTCAACAAAATCCAAAAACTTATTGTTAACATATTTAGGATACGTTTTAATAATATAATTTAGGAAGTCCTTTACTATATTCTTTTTATCAATATTATAGTTTATACTTATTGAGTGAATATAATTACTTATATTTTCTATTTTCTCTCTATCATTTTTTTTTTTGAGAATTTCTTCCCATACTTCATTATCAATAATGTTTAGCGATTCGTTTTCTAAATTTTGGTTTGACTGCATAAAATTTATCATACTTCTTATATCTGACTTATAAAGTTTTTGAATACATGAAAGAGTTTTTTGTGATAGATTTAGCTTTTCAGATATTGATATATTATTTAGGAATGTTATTATTTCTTCTTTTGGTAGTTGATTAAAACGCAAACGTATAAATTCATTTTGCAAACCTTCATCTATTTTGCTAATGTAATTACAAATTAAACAAAATCTTACATTACTCGTGTAATTTTGTAATAAGTATCTTAATGCTTGCTGAGCATTTTTCGTCATATAATCAACCTCATCTAATATAACAAATTTCATTCCATTATTAAATAATGGTTTTGAATTTACAAAAAAATTAATCTGATTTCTTATTATGTCAATACCTCTTTCATCTGATGCGTTTAAATGTATAATTAAGTCTTTATTATTTATACCAATTTTTAATTGGTATGCATTTATTAAATTTATAATAGTTGTTGTTTTACCCGTTCCAGGTGGACCATAAAATAATAAGTTTGGAAAATAAAATGTCTCGATAATATTCTTTAAGATTTGTTTATTTAAGGGGTCTAGCACAATATCATCAAATTTAGTTGGTCTATAGAGTTCTACATAAGGTATGCCACTACTTGTCATATATTAATTATATAATAAGGTTTTTATTTAATATATAATTAATCATAATTATCAAAATATAAATATTTTATTTACAATAAATCATTATTTTCTCTAGAATAATTAAATCTTAATGTATTTACGTCCTTAATTATTATTTTAGATACTTAATATTAATTTTAATATTAATATTAAAATTAAAAAATTGAAATTAAAATATTAAAGATATTTAATGAACAATACTAATATGTCTAATCCAACTAATTGTTCAAACGGTTATCTCGAGCTTATTATCGGACCTATGTTTTCTGGTAAGACATCGCGTTTGGTTGAAATATATAATCAATGTAAATTTTGTGATATTCCAGTTGCTGCAATTAATCACGATATTGATAATCGTTATCATGAAGAATTGCTATCAACACATGATAAAATAAAAATACCATGTATTAAAACAAATTTGTTAAAAAATATTTGGAAACAACATATTAAAGGATTATCTGATAGAACTGGCACATGTGAATCTAATGGAAATTGTTTAATTATTAGGTATTCTAAGGTTGTTTTAATTAATGAGGGTCAATTCTTTGATGATTTATTTGAGGTTGTTAGTGAAATGGTTAATAGTGGTAAACAAGTTTATGTTTGCGGATTAGATGGTGATTTTGAGAGAAACAAATTCGGACAAATATTAGATTTAATTCCTTTATGTGATAAAGTAACAAAATTGACATCTCTTTGTTCAAAATGTAAAAATGGAACTCCTGGAATATTTTCAATGAGACTAACTAATGAAAAGGAACAAACAGTTGTTGGTTCTGAAAATTATATTCCAGTATGTAGAGACTGTTATTCTTCAAAAACTCATAAGAAATAAATTTGAAATACGTTAAATATATAAAAAAACCATTTAAATTCAAAATTATACTTTAACTATAAACAAAATGTCCAAAAAAATAGAAGTTATAGATAATAATAATAATACAAATGTGCAAGTTGCAAAAAAACGCGGTAGAAAATCCAAAAAAGAAATCGAAGAAATCGAAGAAGCTAAAAAAAATATCAGCAAAATTGAGGAAAATATAGTTGTAAAAATAGAAGAAAATGAACAACAAGATAATCACCATAATATGAGTTGTGTGAAAGAAATAATTTATTCTGATAATGAACAACTAGATGAACTAGATAGTGATATTCAAATATGTCAGCATATATCATCAGAAAAACCAGTTCCAAAGAAGAGAGGACGTAAACCAAAAGGCGGCAAAATTGTACAACAAATTATTTCACAAAATAATCTCAAAGAAACTAAACCTAATGTCATCTTACATTTAAAATGCTCATTGAAAGATTTAAATTCAAGTAATTTATTTGCTTCTAATTTAGATGGTTATTCTTTTTCTAATTCAAGCAATTTACTTTTTGATAATATCAATAATGAAAATAACCCATTAAATGATATAATTAATGCATCATCTAAATCATCTGAAGATGAATCTGAACCTCACGCTAATGATGATACTGAAATTATTAAAAATAAAGATGGCGATATTAGAGAGATTTGGAAAAAATTAAAGATTCTTGAACATAATTTACACATTAATAATACTGATAATAAAAAATCTGCATGTTTTTGGGATACCTGCGAATTTGATAATCCACCAGTATATATTCCAAAACATTTTATGAATGATACTTATCAAGTATATGGTTGTTTTTGTAGTCCAGAATGCGCTGTAGCTCATTTAATGGAAGAAAATATTGATAGTTCTATTAAGTTTGAAAGATATCAGCTTATGAATCATATTTATTCTAAAGTTTATAATTATACCAAAAATATTAAACCTTCACCTAATCCGTATTATATGTTGGAAAAGTATTTGGGAAATCTAAATATACAAGAATTTCGTTCATTATTACGTAATGAACGATTATTTTTAGTTGTTGATAAACCTTTAACGCGTATTATGCCTGAACTTCATGAGGATAATGATGATTTTATCATTAACAATAAAATAATACCAACTAATAATATCAAATTAAGAAAAATGCAGAAGAAACAAACCAAAACTAATATATTAAGCGAACGTTTTGGACTAGCAACATAATTAAAATAATATAGTATTATTTACATACAATATTATTTTTTATTACTTTATAATATGAACAATGAAACTAATGAACAATTTAATGTATATTCTATTATAGAATATATCTCTGAAAATTTTATTGGATTACTTTTACTTATTTTTGCATTTTTTATTATTTATTTTGTTGATTATATAAATAATTTAAATACTATTATTATGTTTTCTCCGCAAATACCAGTTCCTGTTCCATTGATTCAATTTAAAACAAAATCTAAGAAATTTAAGAAACATTAATTTCATACAAACCATCTTTGTTTATTCCTGTAACACCAAATTCTGATTTATATCCTAATTTATTCGAAATTAATCTTACACCATTTTTTTCAAAATCATAAGACCAATGTGTGTGACCACTTACCCATGCAATCACATTATTTAATTTGAATTTATTTAGTGTGTCATCTGGCCATACAAAATATAGATTAGCAGTTCTATTTTCAGCCAAATATTTTGGGTGCGATGTTATATTATTATATAATTTTTTTAACTTCACCTTTATCAACTCTTTCACGATAATTTTTCATAGCCCCATCTAAATGTCCTCTCAATTGTTTATAAATGGCTTGGTTTACAGATGCAACTTTTTGTGGTGATTTTTTTTCAGTAATACCAAAATAGTCTCGAATCACAGCCATTTCATCAAATTTAAATTCTCCTAATTTCTCTCTAGTTTTTTCTTCTGTATAGTCTGTTTGTCTCATTACAATTTGAATTTTCCCATCTATTTGGTCAGTTTCAACTAAAGAAATATTGTCCATATATGAAATAGATAAATTATTTTTTAAATCATATTAAACGAATTGTTATATATTAAAATATCTAAGAATGCAAGAAACCAATCACATTCAATTATTTGATATCAAGCCTATTATGTCTCATGTTGAAAAAGTAATTCAACAAGGATTAAATAAATTACTTGTTAATTATATTGATAGACATGAAATGTTAGAAAAAACACATAAACAATTAATTCAACTACCATCTATCGCCCAAGAGATTAATAATAGAAAACTTCAAACTGAAATCACTAATACAGATTCAGAAACTGATATTGATAATTGTGGTAGTTATCATTTTAATAGTATTAAAGATATGACAGAGAATATTATTCGTGACCAATTTTTTGAATTAGAAAATAAGCTTAATAAAATGGGGGAAAAATATGATGCAATTATTCCTATTCTAGATAAATTATTGACTAAAATTACACATTTAAATGATGATATAAAAGAAATTCAAAATAATAAAATTGATTGTGAGCAAAAAATTTTTGCAAATAATGTTGAAAAATCTTCTCTTGTAATGACTAGTAAAAATGAAAATATTGAAATTCATATTCAAGAAACCGAAGAGCTTGAAGAGGAAGATATTTCTGATGATGATGGCGAAGAGGTTAACCCTTTATTAATAACGTGTTCAACTATTTCTTTGAAAGAAGCAGTAAAACCTCCGTCAATAGATATTAAAGAAGAAGATTATGATGAGGAAATTTCAGTTGAACAAGAACTTGGTATTGAACAAGAACTTGGTATTGAAGAAGTTCCTGTTGAAGAAAAGAAAGTAGAAGAGCAGGAGGAAGAGCAGGAGGAAGAGCAGGAGGAGGAGGAAGAGCAGGAGGAGGAGGAAGAGCAGGAGGAGGAGGAAGAGCAGGAGGAGGATGAAGAGCAGGAAGAAGAGGTAAAAGGTCAGGTTGAAGAGGAAAATGTAGAAGAATCTCCTCAAGAAGAGCAGGAAGAAGAGCAGGAAGAAGAGGAGGAAGAGCAGGAAGAAGGTCCTGTTGAAGAGGAAAATGTAGAAGAATCTCCTCAAGAAGAGGAAGAAGAAGCTAGTATTGAAACTGATACCAAGGAAGACGAAGCAAGTGTCGAAACTGAAACAAAAGAAGAAGTTGACGAAGACGAAGATGATGAGGAAGTATTCGAGATTGATATTGATGATAAAACTTATTGTACAAATAATGACGAAAATGGATTCATTTGGGAACTAAATGAAGAAGGAGAACAAGGAGATAAAGTTGGATATTTAAAAGATGGTGAACCATTCTTCTATGCAGATGAAAATTAAAATATAAATATATTATAAAATGATAAATTTATGCGCCCCAGCTATCATATATTTAATATTCTCAATTACTCAAATACTTATTGACACATTTAAGGGTCTTTATAATACTGCATTTATGAAAGTTATAGTAACAATAACAGTAACTTTATTATTAAATATATTATGTGAACAGGGTCTGAGCATTGTGTCTTGGATTATTGTATTTATACCATTTATCCTTATGACTGTAATTGTAAGTATGTTATTATATGTATTTGGATTAGATGCAGCAACCGGCACTCTTAATTATACATGTGATGGAACAACTTCTAAAATTGATTGTGGAAATAATATTACCATTGATGCTTTAGGAAATATAATTATTTATGACCCGGAATATAATTCAAGTGTAAATCCTGTTTATTATAACTCACCAAATATTATTGTTCCTAATCCAACTGCAAATGATAATCAACTTCCTAAAAATAATTATACAATAATTCCAAGAGGTTCTAGTAGTCCTGCATACCAAAGTTAGAGAGAAAATATTTATAAACCACTTAAATAGATATCATTATTCAATATATTAATAATGATATTTCATTATATTAAGTATTTGTATAATTTTTTTGATAGACAATTTCCAACTGAACATAAAATATTTACTAACCAGGTTACAAATTTATTTGTGAATGCATCATATAATTGTATTTACTATTTTAGTAAGTTTCAAATTTTTTATATGAACGCAAAAAACAATTTGAATTTATTTATTGAAATAAATCCTCTGCTTTCGAAAATAAGAGATGAAATTAATAATATTATATTTAAAAAAAATGAATCTAGATTTGTTATTCAATATGTAAATAATGGAACAACATATGATAAACCAATTGAAGAATTCGATTTTATAATTAATAGTTTACTAATTAAAGACACAATAATGAGAAGATTATTTTATAAAAAATATGAAATCGACAACAGTTTTTTAGAATCAAATATAAAATTTATCCTGATAGAATTTAAAATTGGAGAGAATACGTATAAGATTGATTTAAACCTAGACCATTTTAATTATTATTTGATTGGTAACAAATTTACAAAGGAATTCTTTATTTTTTATATCAAAAATCATTTGCATATACATAGCAAAATTAATAATAATGACGATTGTAATATTAAAATTATTGACCATGATGTTAATATCATTCAAGTAGATTTTACTGAGAAAAATGAAAGCATAATTCTAGATAAAACTTGTTATAGAATAGATATTACAAATCATCCAAATAATGAATAATAATATATATATTTTAAAACAATTTAAAAAAAAATTGAGATAATTAAATACGATATGTTATCCCATCATACAGATACAATGGAAACAGCAACCTCGACTTCAGAATCATACTTATTTCATAATTTATCAGATAAGTGGACTTTGTGGGCACATTTGCCTCATAATACGGATTGGAGTTTGAAGAGTTATATTCCTATTTCTACATTTAGCACAGTCGAAGAAACTATTGCAGTTACTGAATCTTTGCCACCACAACTTGTAGAGAATTGTATGTTATTTATCATGAAACAAGGTATCAGTCCTATGTGGGAAGACCCAAAAAATAGAGATGGTGGTTGTTTCTCTTATAAAGTTTTAAATAAAAATGTTCCTAAAGCTTGGTCTGAATTAACATATAGAGTTGTTGGTGGGACAATTAGCAGCGGATTACCATTTGTTAATAGTGTGACTGGGATAACTATTTCACCAAAGAAAAATTTCTGTATTATTAAGGTTTGGATGACAAATTGCAATCATCAAAATCCTGCTGTTGTAGATGATGTTAAAGGTTTGCAAGCACAAGGATGCTTATTTAAGAAACATACTCCTGAATTTTAAATGTTATATCTTTGGGAAATATATATAGCCAAAAACAATACTTTATTTTTATATTTGTCAAAAAATAAATATAAACACTTTTTTTTATTCATATTATTAATGGAAATACTTATTGATAATAAAAAGTATACAATAAATGAAAATGAATACAACAAAATTCAACACAAAGAGTATAACAATCTTAGATTGTATGATAATATAGGACTTCATGAAAGAATAATTGGATTTATTAAAAAATGCAAAGAAGTATATTCCATCGACAATCCAGATTTTATTTCTTGTAATACAGCGTATGGCGGGTTCATACCTATTAATGTATCAAATAATTTTAATCATATTTGTTTAATACATACTGAAGAACCCCATTTTAGTAATATAAATGAAAATATTAAAAAACAAAATATAAATAATATTGATTTTCATGATGATGGTATAAATATTAATAAAATAATTTATTCAGAAGAAGTAAATAATATAATTGAAAAACAATTAACTCATCAATCTATAATTTTGATAACAAAAGACAACAATTTTATAGTTAATAGTTTACAAAAATTTTGTCTCTCAGGAACAGACTACTACATATATGTATCAGAAAATTTAGTAGAAAAATTTACTAATATTTTTCAATACCATATTGGAGCTGAAATGAATGGTATCAAAATGCTTTACTTTGACAACTTAATTAATCTCTGTATCATGGTAAAAAATGCTGGACCTCAGTTTGAACAAATGCTAATTGATAATTTACATATTATTGACAGATGGACTATATTAGATACTGGAAGCACAGATGAAACAATAGACATAATTAATCGTGTGCTTGTTGGGAAAAAAGAAGGTCAATTATATCAAGAACCATTTATTAATTTTCGTGAAAGCAGAAATCGGCTACTCGATTTGGCAGCTATATCATGCAAATACAATATTATATTAGATGATACTTATCTGGTTAAAGGAAAATTGAGAGAATTTTTAACAGAAGTAAGGTCTGACCAATATTCAAATTCATTTACATTATATATTAAATCCGATGATACTATATATGGTTCTAATAGAATAATTCGTTCTGATTCTGGACTAAGATATATTCATACAATTCATGAAGTTATTACAGATAAAAATAATATAAATGTAGTTATTCCGGAAGAATGTGCATTTATTTTTGATAAACGTTTTGATTATATGGAAAAACGAACCATGGAGAGAAAACAATTAGATTTAAAATTGCTTTATGAAGAAGTAGAAGAAAACCCAAATGACCCCAGAGCTTATTACTATTTGGCACAAACATATAATTCATTAGAAGATTATGAGAATGCTTATAAATATTTTTTAAAACGCGCTGAATTCACTAATTCTGGGTTCATTCAGGAACGAGTAGACGCTTTATTTGAGGCTGCGCGAGTAGCTAATTTTAAACTTAATAAACCATGGTCTGAATGTGAAGAATTATATAATAGATGTTTTAAGGTTGATGATTCAAGACCCGAATCTTTATATTTTATTGGGACACATTATTACTTTGAAAATAATTATAAAATTGCATATGAATATTTTAAAAAAGCATTTGAAAAAGGATTTCCACTTCATTGTCAATATAGTTTAAAACCAACATTGAGTTATCATTTTTTACCCAAGTTATTGACAAAAATATGTTATGAAGTCGATGATTATGAATTAGGGTTAAAAGCATCTGAATTTTTTATTTTAAATAATAAACCAACTGATGATTGTTATGAAGAAGTCGTATCGTGGTATAAGATATTTCAAAAACTAACTATGTATACTGGAATTAAAATACCAAATGTGCCAGATAAACCAATTTTTTGTTTTGTAGCTGATGGTGGGTTTCAACCTTGGACTGGTTCTAATATTTTAACATCTGGAGTTGGTGGGTCAGAAACTTTTATTATTGAAATTGCGCGTTATATAAAAAAACAAGATAAATTTGATGTTTATGTTTTTTGTAATACACCAAATCAAGAAGATGAGAACTTTGAAGGAGTTAATTATAAACACTTAAATAAGTATTACGAGTTTATTAATACTAATTATGTTAAGCATTGTATTATAAGTAGATTTTCTGAATATATACCACTCACAATTAAAGGGTTTTCTGAAAATGTATATTTTATAATTCACGACTTAACACCTAGTGGGATTGTTATACCAATTGATAAAAAAATTAAAAACATTTTTTGTCTTACGGATTGGCACGTCCAGTATTTTACAAATATCTTTCCTCAATTAAAACCTATTTCTCTACCATTTCATTATGGAATTGATAATAGGTTTCAATGTGATGTGATGGATAAGAAAATAAATCATAAATTTATTTATTCATCATTTCCAAATCGTGGACTCTTACAACTTCTTCAAATGTGGCCAAAAATTTATAAAAAAGAACCTACAAGCACATTACATATTTATTCCGATGTTAATAATAAATGGTCGAATGATGTTGAACCTGAAAAAATGTCATCTATTAAGAAACTATTAAATGAATATTCTATTAATGAAAATGGATTAGGAATTTATTATCATGGCTGGGTTACTAAACAAGAATTGGCTGAAGCTTGGATTACAAGTGATATATGGTTTTATCCATGCACTTTTATGGAAACTTTTTGTCTAACAGCATTAGAAGCAGCATCTAGTAAAACATTTGTTGTAACAAATGACTTGGCCGCATTACAAAATACTGTTGGAAATAGAGGAGCTATTATTAAAGGTGACCCTACAACAGAAGAGTGGCAAGAAGAAGCGTTGAATAAATTATTTTACTATATGTCAGACAATAATAAAGTCGATAAACAAAATCTTATTGAAATGAATTATCAGTGGGCTAAATCTTTATCATGGGAAAATCAAGCTTTAAAATTACTTGCCAATTATATTTATCCTAATGATATATTTGAATATAAAGGAATGTATAATTGGACTAATGATTTACCTCAAGGAAGCAAAGATATATTTTTAAATATAATTTCATATTTTAATAATAATTATTATAAAGTTAAATTTGAAAAAAAAATTAATATACTTGAAATTGGAACTTACGCAGGAATATCTCTAATCGAACTGGTTAAATTAATTCCAAATTCATTTGGAACTGGCATATATTTGTGGACTAATTATAATGAGAATGAATTACTACAAGTTATTGATAATCTTAAAGTTAAAAATTCATTTTATAAAAATATTATTAATGCTGGACTAGCAAATAGAATAAAAGGAATTCAAATTAATTCTACCTCAGCATTATTCGAATTTATAAAAGATAATGTTTTTTTTGATTTTATTTATGTTGATGGTTCACATCTATTATTAGATTGTTATTCTGATTTAGTGTTGTCATGGCAAATTTTAGAAAAAGGAGGAATATTAGCAATTGATGATTATGTGTATAAAAAAGACGATAAAAATATATTAAACTCACCATATAATGCTGTCAATCATTTTTTAAAATTATATAAGGGACAATACAATATTTTATCTATTAGTTATCGTGTATTTTTGGAAAAAATATAATTTAAGTTTTCACTTAAACAATAACATATATTATTATTATTAATGGAACTAAATAATGATAATAATATATTTAAAGTTTTCAATTTTTATTGGCATCCAATAGAAGATATTAATAATAATCTATAATATTTCAAGTTCTCTTTTAGGTCAAAGTATCTGGCCTTGTGTTCCTTACTCAACAAGACACAATTGGTCCTAATAAAGATTGAAATCTATTCTTTATCAACTTATTTTTGTGATTTTCAGTGTTGCATATACTTCAGTAGTACCAGCTGGTAAATTTAATGCTACACCTCCACTCATTGACCCACCATAAACAGCGTAATGGTCTAATGAGAAAACAGTAATTCCAGTAATGGTAATAATACCACTTAATAGAGCGTCGTTCATTGTACCAGCAGTACCAGAAGAACTCCCAACCAGCTTAGAATTTCCACCTATAATAAGAGCGCCTAATCCTAATGTTTGATTATTCAACAAAAGTTTAGTAGACCAACTAGTCAAAGTTGCAGAAGTAGTATAACAAGCGTTCGCCTCAATTAGATAAGTCCCAGCAGTGGGGATAGTGAAAGTCCAATTTGGAGTTCCGCTTAACGTGATGCTTAATCCCGCTTCCGTTTTTGAATTAAACTGACGGGGTCTAGAAGTACCCGAAACAAAACTAATAGCAGAATTAGTACCAGCGGTTTGCGTTTCTTGAATAATCGCCATTGGTAAAGAAAAAGACGGAGTAGTCCAACTCAAAGCACTACCAGTTGAAGATAGAACTTGCCCCGCAGTTCCTACACTGTTTGCGGTATCTCTTATTGTTGTCATTTTAGCACTTCCTACAACATCCAATGGATAAGCAGGAGGAGCGGTTGTTCCTATACCGACATTTCCATTTCCAGCAAGACTGAATAAATCAGCACTTTCAGGAGCTGTCCCAAATTGAGACCGTATAGATAAAATACCATTTGATGGAATTCCGGGTTTAGTGTAAAAATTATAGTTTGATGGGGTATATGCAGCGCTTATACCTTCGCATTTTAATGTCAATACCCTTTGGGTTGCTTGCGTTCTATAATCTTGAAAACCGAAACTACCCTCTCCATATACATCTAATAAAGTTGAAGGTGTAGTTGTTCCTATACCGACATTACCATTAGTTGATAATAAAGTCATTTTTGCCGTTGCGGGTGACCCATTCCAAAATTGAATAGGAGCAACTCCAGAACCAACTCCAAAAGCTAAAGCACTTGAAAGCTGCCCAGTGTAATTTGGAGTGCTTAAACCCTGATGATTAGTGATATATGCTGTTTTATTGGCAGTTCTAACTGCTATACTGGAAGAGAACGCTCCTTGATTATTAAACCAACCAACAATTTCATTCGCAGTTCCACTGCCTTCAACTTGTAATTTATAAAGAGGTGTAGTTGTATTTATACCAACGCCAGTAGATGTAATTCTCATTCTTTCGGTTAATGTAATAGGAGCTCCCAACGTTCCTGTAGGATAAGTAGAAAAAGACATCTCATTTTTTAGAAGAGAAACTTGAGCGCCACCACCAGCACCACTTCCAATATTATCAGTATAAGTGCCACTAATTTGCTGAACGTTATTAATAAAGTTCCCTCCCCTTGTTATAGCAAGAGACCCTGCTCCAGACCCCGGGTTCATTAACATCCCATTAAATGTGCCACCCATTAAAAGATTACCACCACTAATATTAAGTTTTTCAGTAGGCGTTGTTGTTCCAATACCGACATTACCGCTTCCTAAAATCGTCATAGCATCTACTGCGGTCGCAACCGTTTTGGTCCTAAAATATATATTCGTGTTATTATCATTATAACTATTTTCAATATACAGATGGCCGTTAGACCGGTCATATTTAAATCTCCCTTGTGCGGCCGGTTCGCTTCCAATCAAAATTTCACCACTGTCAAAATTAGGCGGTCCAATTGGCACATTAGCACCACCATTCACTAACAGACCTGCTGTATTAGTAGCAGAACTGTAAATATGTAATCTGTTTTGAGGAGAACTTGTCCCAATACCAACATTACCAGCATTCGCTATTGTCATACGAGTAGAACCGCCATTATTAAAATTCATTAGTCCAAGAGCGTCCCCTGTTAGTGAATTTACAATACTAAATGTCTTATAAGATGGTGAGATAGAATTAAATGTTAAACCAGTATAACCTAATGTTAAATTAACTCCTTCAGTCCCAGATGTAGTTGTTTCAATTTTTAAAGGGAATAACCCCCCTACAATATTAAGTTTATTAGTAGGCGTTGTTGTTCCAATACCAACATTACCACCGTTTGTTATAGTCATTTTAATATCGGCACTTGATAGTTGAGAACCATCTACGGCATTCCTTGTTTGAAAAACAAGGTCGGCGGCACCATATCCACCACCGACACCAGCACCTACAAACTTTGCCCCAATTCCTGCACGACTGTAGGATGTATTAGGGTTTCCACCGAATGTTATACCAAGGTAATCACCTGAATTAACACTTGAAGCCGAAGACGAATTTAACCTTATACCTGTGTTTTGAAGTTCGCCACTCGCATTAACACCTGATTTAACTATAGCACCTGCACCAGTCAAAGTATTAACTTCTAATTTAAGCCCAGGCGTTGTTGTTCCAATACCAACATTACCATCGTTTGTTATACGCATTTTTTCATCTGCGACAGAGAATGCTGACCCATCACTCCCCGACCTCGTGTAAAACGCTAAATTACCTTGACCCCAATCAGTCCCCACAACCATACCAAGTCCAGCTCTGGCTCTATTTGTCCCTGTTAGAGCTGTGAATGTTAAAGGTATTACATCCCCAGTAAGACCTGCAACATTTGATTGAATATTCAAACCAACTACTCCCAAATTTCCATTATTTATTGGAGTAGTAATAGTAAGTGGTGCAATTGGTTGAATTGTTCCAATACCGACATTACCATCACCTAAAATAGTCATTTTTTCAGTTAAAAGTGATGTTAAAGTAGGTTTTGTATAGAATGTTAAACGACCAAGATTTTGTCCGCTTGAAGTTAATCCTGTATTGACAATACCTATTCCTCCCACAGCAGTTCCAGCAACGCTCGCGGCAAAAGATAGTAATCCAATTGCGTTTAATGTGGGATTTGTGTTGTGAATTCTCAATCCATTAGGAACTTGTGTAGAAGGGGAAGTATCTGAACTGTCATATTTTAAATCCAATCTAGCACCTGGTGTTGTTCCTCCAATAACGACATTTCCATTATTATTTACTCTAAAAAGTGTAGTATCAGCTGGTGTAGTGGTATTCACATTCCTCAACCATAATATTGCGTTATTATCTGTTGGTGGATTGCTACTATAAGTTCTTATAATAGCACCAAATTGAGTCCCACTCGAGTCTATCGTTGCTCCATATCCACTTCCCATACTATTTCCAACAACTAACTTAGAAAGGGGATTACTATTTCCAATACCGACATTACTTGAAGAATTTATATATAATGGATATGATGAAAGTACATTATTCCAAATACCAAAATTTCCATTTGTAGCACCTAAAGTATATTTACCAAAATTAGGTCCTAATGTATTTGAAAAGGTTAATGAAGGCACACTACTTTCTAAATATACACTATTTGTAAATCCCGCAGTATTACTCGCTGTTCCACCAGTTTTAAATTGTGTTGCTTTTATTGTTCCGAATACATCAAGTGTTTCAGTAGGCGTAGTTGTTCCAATACCGACATTACCATTTATTATTACACTACTACTTACATCTATCAACACATTTTGTGATGAACTAATATGTAAAACTTCATTTGTACTAATATCAAAAGATGCTCCATGACCTATATAAGTTCCATCGCAAAAGAATATGCCAGAAACATCTTGGATTAGATTACATGATAAATCTAAATTGCCACTAGGGTCAAAATAATTTGGTTGGTAAGTAATTTCATTAGTTGTAGTATTATATTCTAATAATTGATTATTGTAAATATTTCGAATTGGCGCAATATAAGTAGCATTTGCCGTTGCTCCTGTAACTATTGTTCCTAATGCGGAAATAACTATGGAGTTTGCTGCTTGACTACTTGCACCTGCAAAATAACCAATCGCTACCGCACCTGAACCTTGATTAGTTCGTCCTGCTTGATTTCCGATTGCTACAGCACTTCCTCCTTGATTAGTTCGTCCTGCACTTACACCAATTGCTACAGAACTTCCTCCTTGTGAATTTGCACCTGCAAAATTACCAATTGCTACTGCAGCTCCTCCTTGATTAGTTTGTGCTGCAAATGTTCCAATTGCTACAGCAAATGCTTGTTGATTAGTTTCTCCTACTTGATATCCAATTGCTATCGCACTATCTTGTTGATTATTTTGTCCTGCTTGAAATCCAAGTGCTACTGCACCTCCTCCTTGATTAGTTGCTCCTGCATTTACACCAATTGCTAATGCATTTAAACCTTGTGTTCCTTGACCTGCATTTGCACCAATTGCTATCGCACCTGAACCTTGATTAGTTCGTCCTGCAAATACTCCAATTGCTACCGCACTTCCTCCTTGAAGTGTTCGACCGGCATTTGTTCCAATCGCAACCGCATTTGTTCCTTGAGTACTTTCTCCTGATGACACACCAATTGCTATCGCATTCGCTCCTTGATTACTTTGTCCTGCTACATTACCAATTGCTACCGCACCTGAACCTTGCGTATTTTGTCCTGCAAAATTACCAATTGTTACTGCATTTTGTCCTTGAATATTTTGTCCTGCTGCATAACCAATCGCTACAGTACCTAGTCCTTGTGTTTTTTGTCCTGCACTTTGTCCAATCGCTACAGCATATTGACCTTGTATACTTTGTCCTGCAAAAAGTCCAATTGCTACAGCATATTGTCCTTGAGTATGTTGTCCTGCACTTTGTCCAATCGCTACAGCATTGTCTCCTTGATTAGTTGCACCTGCATTGCTACCAATTGCTACCGCAAATTGCGCTTGATTATTTAGTCCTGCTTGAAGACCAATTGCTACAGCACTTCCTCCTTGTGCAGAATTTCCTGCACTTTGTCCAATCGCTACAGCAGCTGCTCCTTGTATTCTTTGTCCTGCTAAAACTCCAATCGCTACAGCACCTCCTCCTTGTGTATTTTGTCCTGTTTGATATCCAATTGCTACTGCATTTATTCCTTGTATATTTACTCCTGCAAAACTACCAACTGCTATAGCAAATTGCGCTTGATTATTTTGTCCTGCAATTGAACCAATTGCTACAGCACTTCCTCCTTGATTAGTTTGTCCTGCATTTGACCCAATTGCTACAGCAGTTCCTCCTTGATTAGATTGTCCTGCTGCATTACCAATTGCTACCGCATCTGAAGCTTGTATAATTTGTCCTGCATTTGTTCCAATTGCTACCGCACCTGAACTTTGAGTATTTTGTCCTGCATTTACACCAATTGCTACAGCATTTTCTCCTTGAGTATTGTAACCCGCATTATTTCCTATAGCTATTGAATTTGTTCCTTGAGTATTGTAACCGGCATTTTTCCCTATTGAAATTCCATTAGTTCCCACTCCATTATGACATTGTATATTTGTCGTTTTTACAAAAGGAAATTTTACATATTTTTGGTCTGGCCATGACATTATATTATTAAACAATAAAATATATTTATTTTAAAAACTAAAATAAATATATTAACTAGTAAATTTTACATAAACTGTTACATAAACTATACCACTTTGTGGATTAAATGGCAACGACCATGATGGTGTCACTTGTTTAATTACACATGCTAAACCATCCCCAGCACTAAATGCCGAATTTGTTTGTGTATATCCAGATATTGGAAATGTAACTGGACCTGTTGTAAAAGCTGGTAAACTTAGTCCTGCACTAGTTAACATTGTTCCACTTACTCTTATTATATCTAATTGACCATTTGTTACAAACCATGTTAAATTATTTACAGATACTCCTGATATAGAACCGGAATATGGCATTTTGTAAAATATTTGGGAATTTTGACTACTATTATAAACATTTATAGCTCCTGTCGCATAAGTCCATGGAACTGAGCCACCACCATCCTCATTAAAATAAATATCTAATGGATAAATAAATGCAACTGTTGTTGAAACGCCATTTATTGTTTGTGTGCTAATAGTATATCCAGGACCTTGACCACCTGTTGCTCCTCCAGATTCAAGGTCAAAATAATAACTCAGCGCACTTGACGCAAATGAAGGACCTATTGCTCCCGTGAAACCAGTTGGTCCAGTATTACCAGTAGGTCCAGTAGGTCCAGTATTACCAGTGTTACCAGTTCGACCAGTGGGACCTGTATTACCTGTTGAACCAGTGTTACCAGTTCGACCAGTGGGACCTGTATTACCTGTTGAACCAGTATTACCTGTTGGTCCAGTATTACCTGTTGGTCCAGTATTACCAGTGGGACCTGTGGGACCTGTATTACCTGTTGAACCAGTAGGTCCAGTTGAACCAGTATTACCTGTTGAACCAGTATTACCTGTTGGACCTGTATTACCAGTTGGTCCTGTATCACCTGTATTACCAGTTGGGCCAGTATTTCCAGTTGGTCCTGTATCACCTGTTGGACCTATATTACCTGAACAAGGAACATAACAATCACATACATCAGGAACGTATGATTCACACGGTTCACCACATTCACATACATCAGGACCAACATAATCACAATCAGGACATGGTGTATAATAACCAGTGTTACAATTACCACATTTATTTGCAATATATGGTGACCCATTTATATAAGTAACATTTAAATTTGTTACTGTTATGTTTTCACTTACTATATTTTTAGCATTTATATTACTCATTATATATAAATGCTAACATATTTAAATTAATAAAAATACTAACATATTTAAATTAATAAAAATACTTTAATTATAAATTATATTATTTAATTAGGAACAGGAAAAGGTCTTTGATTTTTTTCTACTACTAAAGGTTCTGGCATAAAAACGGGTCCTTTATCAAAAATATTTGTAGAATTTAATTGTGTTATTTCTGGAACAAAACATGGGGCTGGATTTACTAAATTTGTTGAATTAATTCCAAATAAAAATGATTCTGTATCGGGAGCATTATATGATAACTTATTCCAAGGGATTTGTGCTGGTAGTAATCCATTACCTGGTAATCTTGTATTATAAGCAGCACCATATTGTGAATTTGGATATAATGTATAAATTGAGGAGTTTTGATATTGTCTTTGTTCTAAACAATAGTTTCCTGGAGTATTTCGGTTACGAGTAGAAGCCATTTATATACATTAATAAAATATTATTGAAGATTTTTATTCAAATTATCGTTACTATCTAATGAAATAAAACCAGTGTTTAAATATTCAGATACACATTTATGTGTTAAATACATATAATCGTAAGAATATAAGAGACATAGTCCTGATTGCAATTCTTCTGTCATTATTTTTGATGCTGCTTTATCCATAAAAATTTTTAATATATCATTATCTTTAATTTTTTCATATAATTCATAAACAGCATTAGATAATATGTTAATGTCATTCTCTTGGTTATCAATTAAAAAAATACTTAAAAAATCTTCTTGGTATAATACATTACGAATATATTCTATTTCATCATTAGTTACATTATCATCATGTAATATAACATCCTCTTTATAATATCTACATTCATATTTAGTATTATAAAAAATTGTTTCGTTTTTCATTTATTTAAAATCTATATGAAATCTTTAAATAAATATCTTATTAATTAATTTAAGCATATTGATAAGTAGTGTGTTTATTAAAATAATCAGCATCTCGTGTCAATTCTCTCGAAGGAACACCACCACGAACCCATCCATCAGATGCTACACTTTCAATTTGATTAGCAGGATTGTTAATTCTTTTTTGAACAGCAGGTAACAAAGGTGTTTGGTGATATTTAATGTAACTCTTCTCACTTAAATTATTTACACTACGTTTATTAACAATTTGCTCACCTTGTTGAATTTGTGCTTCCATAACAGGATTAACTGCGCCACGTCCTAAATAAGGGACAGTTGCAAATGGTCTGTGAAAAAGGTCAATTCGGCATCTTGGAGAACAATTAATTGTTCCGATTTGAAGCTTAGATGATTCATTAATATTGCAACCACCAACGCCAACGTTTTGGGAACCTTTATAATTTACACCTATTTGTGAAGTAGCAAGTTCTATAGGTTTTTTCATACTACAATCTGAAGCAAAAAAATTTTGAGTCATATAATTACATGATGCAACATCTTGAATATTATCTTGTGAGCTAGAACATTCGTCTAGGCCAATTCTAGACATGTTATTAAATGTGTATCCTGAATAAGTAGCCATTTATATATTATTGATTTATATTTTATTTTTACTAAACTATTATTTTGCTAATTTTTCTTTATCAAGTGTTATGACCTTCGATATATTTTTAATTATTTTGTCATCTTTTTCTTTATCACCTCCCATAGCTTCAATAACTAATTTACTATATTGGTCTGAATATTTTGATTCACTGTAATTACACCCTGGATATTTTTGTTTAAATTGAGGTAATAGTTTTTCATTTTTATAAGCAACTTTTTTGATAGCTTTTCTAAGTTTATCATTATCATTATCTTTTTCCCATTTATCTTCATCTTTAATGTAGACAGTTTCTCTCTTTTTATCGGTGCAATGAATTGGTCTTTCAGTAATGTCTAAAGATTGTAAGTTTGATGTTATGATATTAGATATTCCTTCTACATATCCTATATCTCCAATTTTAATTAAATCGGATAGTTGAAGCTTGATAGAATCGACAAAATCAGTTATATTCATTGCATTTTTGCAAGTTTCGTTTAAGAATAATTGTAGGTTAAATGTTTTATTATGAGAGTTATTATTAACATTATTCGTGGTGTTATTAATACCACATTTTGTAATTTCTTTAATAGTATCACATTGATTAGATACAACAGAATTTACCAAATCTTTTGTAAAATCTTGATTGTCTTTGATAAGATTTTTAATTATATTAAGTATTTCTGCAGTAGAAATATTATTTTCATTATTGTTTGGTTTTATAATAATATTTTCATTTTGGCATAGTTGTTTGTGTTTCCATAAGCCAGAATTAGTTTTATATTTTTTGCTACATATTTCACATTCAAATTTATTTTCAGGAATAATTTGCTTAATTTGATTTCCAAAAGAACCCTTGTGATGACGAAGACTTAATAAATGATTATTGAAATTACTTTTTCTATCCGTATTATAGTCACATTTTTCACAATAAAATGTCTTGCTTAATTTTTGCTTAATTTTATTTCCGGACATTTCCACCACACTGTCTGCTGCGAGTTTTTCATCTAAGTCAGAATCGTCTTCTAATGAAACGTCGTCGCAATTTTCACAAATATTGTGGTTGCTTAATTTTTGCTTAATTTTATTTCCGGACATTTCCACCACACTGTCTGCTGCGAGTTTTTCATCTAATTCGTATTCATCTTCTAACGAAACGTCGTCGTATTTTTCACAACTATTGTTGTTGCTTAATTTTTGCTTAATTTTATTTCCGGACATTTCTTAATATGGAAATATATTAAGTTTTTAAGTAATTTTTCTATAAAAAAATATTTTTTTTTCCAATCACAAATTTTTTTTTCCAAATTAATTTGTTACCATAAATTTTCACTATCGTAATAAAAAAATTCGGTCAGTAAGGACGTTTTCGGCATATCGATTTTGGACATTTTTTTTGTCCATTTTGAAAATTCAAAAAAACTTTACCAAAAATATTTTGACTATTTTCTCTTCATGTGTAGGGAATAAAAAAAGGATTATTTTTCGAAAACTCAAGAAATTCCCTTCATCATGTAGTGTCTCCGTCTTTAAGTCCTTTTTTGAATTTATTATTTTTTATTCTTCGAAATTCATTTAACGTTAATCTTTTACTCCATATTGCGTCATCTACTCTGAAACATAATTGTCGGTTACCTGTAATTACATATTCATCTGACACATCATACATCCAAATACCAAACCCATTTGCATACAAATATCCTAAATTTACTGGAGAGAACCAAGTAAATAAATCTTTTTTACAATTAAAACCAAATACATAATCATCTAATTTGAAATTTCTAGTATATACAAATTTTTGAAGGTCAGAATTATCATCTGTCTCTGGTTGTTGATTTCTCTCTGAACCATCTGGCAAATATTGGTCGAAATATTCTAATTCTCTTGGATATCTTAATCCAATTGTCTTATTTTCATAAGGACCAACACCGTTTTTATGAACTCTATAGATAAGCATTTTCAATTAATATTAATAATAATATATTAAAATTAATCAATTTTTATTTAAAATGTTTTTGTGTTTCAATATGTCGTTGATATAATATTTCTGTAAAGCATCCAAAATCACATTTTTCACAATAATAAGGGAACTCTTCTGATCTCTCTTCTTTTGTTGCATGTTTGTTTAAATAATGAAGCTTGTAATTAGTAGTTTTGATCGGAATATAATCACAGAATTTACATTTTTCTTCTATTTTTTTATCACATCTCTCTTTTCGCTTCTCTCCAGTATGTTTTTTAGATTCTAAATGCTCATTCCATTCTGACTGGTAGTTACATTTATATTGGCATTTTTCGCAAAAATATTTTGATTCCATTTTATTATATAATATATTGTTTTTAAATGGTTTAGAGATATATATTCTATATATATTATATAAATGTCTAAAAGAACGAAATATGACTTTGAACGATTGGATAAGTATTGTAAGGAAAATAATGTAACAATATTAGAGGATTATAGTGAATGTCAATTGACTAAAAATTCTCTTATTAAAGGAGTTTGCGTTTATAATAATTGTCAAGAAACTTTTGAAAAAAAAATTATTAATTTAATTGATTCAGGAGGATATTGTAAAACTTGTATTAAAATAATATCTATTAAGAGAGCAAAACGAACTTTTTTAGAAAAATATGGTTCTGAAAATATATTGCAATTAGATTTTATAAAGGAAAAAACTAATCCTAATAAATTTACATTTCAAAAATTACAAGATTATTGTAAAGAAAATAATATTGAATTGCGTGAAGATTATAGTAAATGTCATATAACCAAAAAAAGTTTGATAACTGCAAAATGTCAAACTAACGATTGTCCAGAAATTACAAGTAAAATATTCATAGAAATTGAGAAGAGAGGAATATATTGTAAAAAATGTATGAATGATATAAAAATAGAAAAAACCAAAAATACTTGTTTAAAAAAATATGGTGTTCCTAATTCTTCAGCAAGCAAAGAGGTTCAGGAAAAAGTAAAAAAAACAAATATGCAAAAATATGGAAGAGAATTTGCTTTTCAATCTGAAGAAATAAAAGAAAAAATTAAACAATCAAATTTACAAAAATATGGTGTAGAATTTCCAACTCAAAATAATGAAATTATGAATAAAATAAAACAAACCAATTTAGAAAAATATGGTTGTGAAACAACTTTATATGCGAAAGAAATTAGACCAAAAGTTCAGAAAAAAATAATGGATAAATATGGTGTAGAAAATATATCACAAAATGAGAACATTAAAGATAAAAAGATTAAGACATCATTAAAAAATTGGTGGGTTGAATATCCATCGCAAAATGAAGTAATTAAAGAAAAAACTAGACAAACCAATCTCAATAATTTAGGAGTAGAATATCCAACACAAAATGAAAGTGTTAGGAATAAAATAAAAAAAATGTGCCTAGAAAATTATGGTGTAGAATATACTTGGCAAAGCGAAGATATCAAAAATAAAATAAAAGAAACTAATTTAAATAAATTAGGTGTAGAATATCCTTCACAAAGTAAAGATGTTCAAAATAAGAATATTGAAACAAGCTTAAAAAATTGGGGAGTTGAGCATCCGTCTCAAAATCAATTTATTAAGATGAAAACAAAAGAAACAAATTTAAAAAAATATGGAGTAGAATGTCCTTTACAAAATGATTTTATAAAAGAAAAAATAAAAGAAAATAATTTATTAAAATATGGAGTAGAATATCCTATACAAAATCCAGAAATAATGGAAAAACATATCAAATCTAGTCATAATAGAAAAAACTATGAGTTTCCTTCTGGAAGAATCGAAATAGTTCAAGGATATGAGCCATTTGCTTTGAATGATTTAATTATAAACGAAAAAATAGAGGAATCAAATATAATTGTTGGGGTTAAAAATGTGCCAGAAATTAAATTTATTGGAGGAGATGAAAAAATTCATAGATATTATGTAGATATTTTTATACCATCTCAAAATAAATGTATAGAAGTAAAATCATTATATACATATAATGATAATATAAAAACAAATCTTTTAAAGCAAGAAGCAGCAATAAAATTAGGATATGATTTCGAATTTTGGATATATGATAATAAAGGAAATAGAGTAAATTAATGTTTACATCATTATCCATCTTGCACCACTGTTATCTTTAACGCGCTGCATATTACCATCAGGGGTATCTTCCTTCGCACTGGGCATGTACCCATAAAGAAAATTTCCGAAAGCTAGAGCATCATTCGTCACACGAGTTGAAGGTGTACTAAAGAATTGACGATTTGATTGATCGAGTAAAAATTGCTCGTAGATATCTCCAAATAATTGTTTGTTCGTATTTTTAATACCAGGATTCATCATCTGAACAGCACGTTTAACATTTTTGGTGATATCCTCATCAACATCTATATTAAAACTTGGTGGAGCAGCTTTTCTCTCAGGTTCATCATTTATCTGAGTTAACAAAACATTGCTAAATGGATTTTTCTTATTTCCTTCCTTAAATTCTGTTCTTAATACAGCATCTAAAGTGACAGGATTAACAAATGATTTTGGCTTATTATCAAACATACCGGTAACTTCATTACCTTGCACTTCAAAATTTTCCAGCATTTCTTTTGTTATCTTTTGTTTGCGCATGTTATATAAAATAAATATTACTAATAATGTCAATGCACCAACAGCTAATACTCTCTTTGACATTGTCAAAATATATCCTAAAATTGTTAGTAATATAATTAATCGAGAGATTGCATTTAACTTTTGTTCATAGCACATTGAAGCTGTAGGCCACAATTCAAAGATATAATCTTTATTAAATAAAATTGTAGGATCATTGGACCAAAATTGTATTGTCATTATATATATATAAATCTTTTAAAATTATTTTCTTAATTTTCTTTTTCTTATAGTAACACTTCTTCTTTTTCTTCTTTTATTTGTTTTCTTTAATACATTCTTTTTATTTCCTCCTGATACTTTTGATAAATCTAGTCTCATATAATAATAAGGACTACTATCTTCTTCATCATCTGAATCATAAGATGTTCGAGTGTTAATAATTTCAAAACCAAATTTATCACGATAATATTTCATGATATCGCCCTTACATTCTAGATAGATATATTTGACGTCATTTTGTTTTCCAATTCTTATTAAAGAATTGATTAATTCTTGTCCTACACCTTCTCCAGAATATTTGATTGGAGAACAAATACCATTAAAATAAATTATTCTCTCGCCATCTTTTTCATTAAATGTGAAATTTAATGCACCTCCTATTTTATCATCTAAATTAGCGTATAGAGTAATATCATTTCTTAAAATTCCCAAAAAATGTTTAAAATTAATTGATACTTCATCTCTACAAAAATATGTGTCATTCTTAATTTCATTATATACTTGGTCTAAACTCTTGTCTCCTGTTCTAATACTTATATCTATATCAATTCCTTGTTTTACTAAATTTTTTTTAACTCTATCAGGACACATATAATATATTTGAATACTTGACATATATATTATATATTTATTTTTTTCCCTTTTTCTTTTTATTAGATGTTTGTTGTTGTGGTTTTGCTCCTCTTGGAGTTCTTTCTGGTTTCTCTACGCCTTCAATAAATTTAATTAATTCATCATCCGTCATTCTTGGTTGAGACGGTTGTTGAGCTAACATTTGAGCTACTAATTCTGCTTCAGTTTTTGCCTTTGCATTAGCCTCTGCTTTTGCTCTAATTCTTTCTTTTGTTTTTGCCATTTTTAAACGTTGATTTAATTGAGATTCCATTGCACCTGTATTAACTTTTCCACCTTTTCCACCTAATCCACCTAATCCACCTAAGCCACCCATTCCCATCTTACTTAACATAGATTGAATATTTTCCATACCCGGCATGTTTTTCATTCTATTCATGATTTCAGTTGCTTCTTGAATCATTTCTGACTCTTTTAATTCGCCTGATTTTAGCTTTGTGTCTAATTTATCGCCAACAGATTTTACTAAACCCATTAATTTTGTTGGATTCTTTATTAACTTATTAAATACATCTTTCATATCAGTTGCACCTTCAAAATCCATATTCAAGTTTGCAGCTGTTTCTTCAGCAATTTCCTTGGCCAATTGTCCGATTTTACCGTCTAACATACCTGTAATATGCTCGTTAATTTTCTCAGCATTTGGCAAGTCGGTTGCATTAAACCCTTCAGCTAAATTCTCTCCAAAGTTTCCACTTAAATCAAATAATCCTTGCATTTGAGATAATGTTTCTTGAAGTTTACCCTTAAATTCTTCTTCATTAATAGCTTCGAATAATTTGGCAGTATCCCCAAATGCTTCCTTATTATCTAATGTACCAACAATTGAAAATAAAAGAAGCTGTAAATATTTCCAAATGGTTTCACGTGTTTTTTGTGAAATATCACATTGCCATAAGTTTTTGAAATGAATCTTTGGGAAAAATTCAGTGTCTAGCTCGGATTCTTCTTTAAACATCTCCTCATTTTGATACAAAATATCAAAAAATCTTGGTGGCAATTTCTTCTTACAAAAATCAAATAAAAGTTTCACAGATTTTTTCTCTGCTTTTTCATAAGCATTAATTCTATCTTCTTCTTCATCAATGTAGTTAAAATGCTCTTTTCCTTTCCACCACTTATCAATAAAAGGTACATATTCAGGAAAGGTTTTCTTTAAATCACCAATAAAATCTCTTATGACCTTTATAAACTCTTCGGGAACGGAATTAGTATTTTCTGACATATAATTTAATATATATTATTTTTGTTTAAGTCAAAATATATATTAAAAATAAATTAAATTTTTACACCTTTTACACCATCGGTCATTTAAAATGACCTTGGTAACTGTTACTTTGTGACTGATATCACGCCGATTATTTAATTTAAATAGTCTTCAAGTAAGATAGATATTGAGCAAGTTGAAGTTAATCCATTATAAATAGCCATACTACCAAATAAGGCTAAAACAATTAATGGTAAAATATTAATTTTCTTTAATAATTTTTCTTTACTTAATTGTATATAAATGTATATTCCTACTGATAGCATTATTACCCCCATTATTGTCTGAATAATTCTCATAACACTATAAAAATTAAATGAATTACTTCCAATAATATTTATTCTTATATCAGTATTTTCATTTAAAGAAATGTTATTTAAACCATATTTTAAATTAGAAAACTGAAGTTTTTCACTCACTTTAATTCTTTTATCATTATTAAAATATTTATTTTTAATAAACTGAGACCTACTTGCGGATTGGCATACAATATATATTTCATCAAAATATTCTAAATGGTTAATAATTGTCTTAGCATTAAATCTTATCATATTCATCGGAATGTTATAAAAACTATATTCTTGTGATTGGTCAAAATGTCTAGAATAAACTTCATCACTTTTACGTATATCAATAAAAAGATATTTCATAATATATATATATATATTTATTATGAGATTTAAAAATTATAAATAAATTACTTAAATAATCAGCGTTTCAGCGAAGCATAGTAAATATTAAAAGGTGTAAAGGTGGATTTATTCACATATATCAGATAACTTAGTTAAATTTTGAATATACTTCATAACCTTTGCTTGATTATCTGGAGCCATATTTCTTATAGGCTCTCTTAATCTGTCAATTGACTCCATAATTTTATCAGAATTTTGTGAAGTAGATACATCAGATGAATAATCCTTTGTTAAAAAGAATGAAATATCATTTGCTTCAATTTGACCTCTATATTTATCAGCAATAAAAGTCTTCCAAATTTTAACAATCATTTTGGGATTAGCTTTTCGAATTAGAGTGAGAGCATTTTTTGCAGATAAGATGTCAGTATCGTGTGGAAATACACTTTGTATATCATTTAAGAATTCTAGAAAATGGTCATTGAACGCGGCTAAGATGTTAGACATTATTTATTCTTCATTAATTCTTTTTAAATTGGTTTTGTATTTAATATATTAATAAAATAAAATATTACATCTTTGGACAATTTAAAACGCCTTTATAAAATAAAATTGAAACAGTTTTATAAAAGTAATTGTATTTATAATTATTAAAATGAGCACTGAACTAATGGTAAGAATATTAACTAATGAAGGATTTAAATTTACAGAAAATAATTGTTGTATATGTTATGAAAAATTTATTGACAATATTTGTTTTGATGAGTTGTTGGATTTATATAGTAATTTATTTAAAGAAAAATATAATTTGAATGATGATACTGGGCACGATGAAGATGAATTTTGGGGTGAAAATCCTGTCAGATGTTATAATGATAGGTTTGAGTGTTTAACCTGTAAAAATGTAGTATGCGATACATGTATTACACATATACCACAAAAAAATTGTGCTACTGGTGGTGATTTTACTGAAAAATTTACTTGTCCAATGTGTAGGACAGAAGATTACAGATTTCTAATTGGTGGCGAGTATCTTCCTATAGAGATTTTACGTGATATAAAAAACTTAAAAAATAAATAGGCGTTTTAAATTTCCATAGGTGTAATAAAATAAAATATTAATAAAATAAAATATTAAACATAATTAAACACTATTAAATTTACTATTCAAAGTTAAAACTAAAAAAGGGATGATATTATTAGTCAAAGTAACTGGCCAGATAATAGAATCCCATAGTAGTTTATAATAATTTACATGAGCTCCATATTTAACAGCTTCCCATTCACTTTTCATTATGTCTCTTTCATTTGGCAACAATTCATTTTCCCTATATTTTTTTAAGTATTGTTTAGCATTAACATAAGAGCCGCTTACATTATACAATAATAAAAACCCAAAATAACTAATACACGTATATGAAACTGGTTTTGGCAATTCTTTAATAAATACAATTAGCGATTTCATTTTTATAGTAATATATAAGAATGAATCTCTAAATAATTTTAATATATTAATAGCTCATAGGTGGTTTATTTCCGGTTATAGCTCTAATATCAGCATCTCTTTGTTCTTGCATTTGTTTAAGCTTGGATTCCATTTGTGTATTAGATGCATCTTCACCTATTTTTTTAGCTCCTCTAATAGTAGTATTGAAATCATCATTGCTCTTAACATTTGAAACTTCTCCACTAAATGCAGTATTTAAATCAACATAATTATGCATTTGTCTCATTCCTCCATTACCTTCTGCTTTTAAATCATCAGGTTCTTGGTCTAAAAAGCTATATTGGTCTGAGACAATATCACCAAATCCACCCGAATTACCGAGAGAAAATGCCATAGGCTCCATATTATTTTTAGTAGCAACTCTCACTTCTTGTTGTTGTTTTGGTTTAATATGTTGTAAAATTTGTTCTCCATATAATACTTGATATCCTTGTGTTAATAACAATAGAGCAGGTACTTTTGTTATATTTTCTGGCAAAATAATTTTTTGTCCATTTTCTAAAATAATATATGTTTTATTATTGGAATCTTTTACTCTTTTATCAATGCATATAAAATGAATATCTTTTTGAACATCTGATTTCGACAAAAGCTGTAGATATTTTTTCGAAACTTCGCAATATTTGCTGTAATATAAAATACAACTCATCTTAATATATAATTATTTTATTCAAAATTATATTTAACTCATTAAAAAAAAAAATGAATTAAATAATTAATTTAAATATAAATGTATATTAGATATAATGCAAGCAAATCTAGGAATGTCATATTCAAGTCCAAACGAGTTTACAGTGAATCCTCGTGTAGAAATTTTGTCAAATCCTAAAGATGATGAATTAAAATTCACACTAAGTGAAGTAAATGTTAGTATTGCTAATTCATTACGAAGAATTATTTTATCAGAAATTCCTATAGTAGTTTTTAGAGTTTCGCCAAATAATAAAAATAAATGTAATATTACTGCTAATACTTGCGGGCTAAATAATGAAATTATAAAACATCGTTTAAGTTGTATCCCTATCCATATTAAAGATGTTGAAGATTTTCCAATTAAAAATTATATTATGGAATTAAATGTGCAAAATAATACAGACACAACAATCTATGTTACAAGTAATGATTTTGTAATTAAAGACTTAGTTACTGGTAAACCATTATCGGGAGATAAAATCAGAGAAATTTTCCCAGCTGATGATATTACTGGTGATTATATTGATTTTGTAAGATTGAAAGCTAAATCTGCTGAAGAAATTCAAGGAAAAATAATTAATTTAACAAGTGAGTTTGATATCGGAACTGCAAAAGAAGATGGAGCTTATAATGTAGTTTCAACATGCTCTTATGGAAATACCATAGATGAAGCTATTCAAGAGGCTAAATTAGCTCAATTAAAACAAAAATGGAAGGATGAGGGAAAGAAAGAATCTGAAATCGATTTTGAAGCCGCTAATTGGAAGCTTTTGGAAGGTAAACGTATTTTTAAGAAAGATAGTTTTGATTTTGTGATTCAAAGTATTGGAATTTATACAAATATTGAACTAATCACATTAGCATGTAAAGTGATGATTGAAAAATTGCAAAATTTAAATGCAATAATTGAAAAGGATGAAGTAGACATAAAATTTGCAGATTCAACTATTCCAAATTGTTATGATATTCATCTGGATAATGAAGACTATACAATTGGAAAAGTTATTGAATATTTCCTGCTTAAAAAGTTTTATGAGACTGGTATTTTGACATTTAGTGGTTTTAAAATGTTACATCCACATGACACTTATAGTTTGATTAGAGTGGCATATACAAAACCAGTTGATGTCTCTTATGTAAAAGGAAATTTAATTGAATGCATCAGTATTTCAGTTGATACTTTTACAAAAATTAGAAAAGAATTCTTGAAATTGGTTCCACGTTAATTAGAAAATTAAATTATAAATTTAATAAAATATTTATCATTTAATTATTTTTTATTTAATTATTTTCAGCAACATTAGTATCAACGTTACGTTTTCTCATTTGAAAATTCAAACAATACATAAATAATGATGGATGTAATTCATTGACGTATTTTTGAACAACAGTATTATTTATAAATTGTTTTTTCTCTCTAAGTTCATTCATATAAAGTTGATGAATATTAAACATATGAGTTCTGTACTGTTGTGAAAATTCAATTAGAGGTTTTTCCTTTTTAATATAACATGATACATAGTTAGCATACAATGTATTTGTAAAAAGATGTACTTGGTCTCTGAATGTTGAAAACTCGCTTTTATTTTCTGGATAAAATTTTAAGAAATCTTTAACTTTGCCTTCCTTTCTAAGACAAAGATATTGATATTGCAACTTAGGTTGATTTCCTCTTAAATTTCTTACTTGCTCATAAACCGGATTTCTAATCTTAGTTCTTTCTCCTGTATTCTTATTGTGAATTACTACACCAACTACATCATATGATGTATTCATTGACCCGTATTTTTTAATTAATTCAGAATATTTATTGAAGTCATAAATTTGAGGAAACTTTACGGTTGTTCCTATTTCACTAAAAAATTTCTGATATTCTTGAGCATCATAAGTAGTAACTGTAATACCATTAAATTCATTATTAATATGATAAACTCCAACTAAATAAAGTTGAGGTTTAGAAAAAGGAACAACAATTCTATTTTCTGGATGTTGAATAACAAAACTATAACATAATTCCTTTTCTAATTTGTTAATATCTAACTTACACTCAGATGCTGCTTCCATAAACATTTGTCTAAATGTCTTTGAGACAGGCGATTTAAAAAAACTAGATGTTGCACCAACTGTATTACGTGTAGAAATTTCCCAACTTCCAGTAACACTAATAGATGTGTCAAAAAATACATTAATCATAGTTCCTTCAATAAATTCTTCAGCTTGAATACCAGTTGTATTTTCTGAATACTTAGTAAAAAACTGCTCTGCATTATAAGATTTGGGTGGAGCAAATCCAACGACTTGATTAGCAGAATTTAAAATAATTGAGCGACATAATCCATAAGATGGTATAAGGTCAATGCATAACAAATTCTTATCATATCGAATAACTTTATATTGAGAATTATTAGTTCTGCACTCAATTTTATTGAGTTTTAGTATATTTGAATTTAGTGTATTATTGTAATCTGGTTTAAGTAGGTCATTAAAGCCAGGAATTTCAGACAGATTATATTTCATATTGTCGTTATAATTAAATAATAAATTGTCTTTAAACTATATTTTATATTGATTATTACTTAAGTATAAAAATATCTAATATAATTATAGAACAATGTCTTTAGAACCTCAGAAAGAATCTGAAAAAGAAGATATAGAATTAGAACTTCAATTGGGTGATATAATTCAAATTACTAATCCAGTTAATGAAAATTTAAATAATCAAACATTTATTATTGATTATATTGATAAATCAAAAGCTTTTTTAATAAATACCGATACACTAAATAGAATAAAAATAAAAATTTCAGAAGATGGAATTTTAGGTGATGGTAATATTAAAAGAATTGAAATACTTAGTAGAGCTGATAGTCCAAGTTATGCAAGACAAAATGGTCTCCTTCCTGGTAAATGGATAAATATTTATTTTGGTGGAGACATCCCTGTTATAATCACTGGAGAGATTACAAATTTAGAAGAAGATATGATTGAAGTTAGAACAAGTGATAAAGATATTATATATATTAATTTTGACTATAAAGGTATTCCAGAAGATTTACCAATTGAAAATATAGAAATTAGAGGGAAACCAAGTACAAACGAATTAGAAAAGGAAAAAATTGAGGAGGAATTAGAAAAAGGTGAGTTAGATATTCCTGAACTTGAAGAAGAAGAAAAGAAAATGGTTGATGTGGAAAATATTCAATTAGCAGTTCCTGTTAAAGATGTTAGAGACCAATTAAGAGAAATTATTATTAAGGCAGACCAAATAGTATTTGGCGACGAAGAATTAGGACCTATTGTTCAATTTGTAGATGTTTCAACAAAAGAGAAAAGATATAGTATAGATGAACAAGTTAGTGATTTATTAGATGACCTTCTCTCTACAATTCCAAATTTACAAAGAACTCCAAGAGTATTAAATAATATTCACACAATGATAGATAGATTTAAACAATTGAGAACTTCATTCTCTGATTTCGATGAATATGGAAATGTTGAAGGATTTGTTATTTATGGTGCTGATTATAAACCATTAAAACAATGGTTGCAAAAATTTAATACAAATTTATATTGGATTTTACCAGTAGTAAAAAATGTTAAAAAAGTTTATAATGTTCAAAATATTGATGAAGATAATAATGATGTTATTAATTTAGACTTAACCACCGATTTAAAACAAATGCAAGAATTAATAGATAATTATCGTTCAAATACTTTACCTGCAGAAAGTAATAAATATAATGCATTATATTCAGACTTAGTATCTTATTTTAGACCATTTGATTACTTGAATGATGAGGACCAATCAGGTATAATTATTGATAAAGAAGTTAATACAAATATAAACACAATTATTGATAATTTAGAAGACCTTTATTCATCCGTATTTAGTAATAATATGATAAGAAATAGAAGATTTGTAATTTCTAGATATAATCTTGGAGATACAAAATTAAATACAATAGATTCAACTGCATCAAAAATGACAACAATAAGAGTTAAAATTTCTGATAATGACATGTTGAGTTTAAAGTCAATTCTCACTTTACCAGAACCAACAATTAGATTCTCAAAAATAAATTTACCAGGTACAGATATGTTATCAAGAGCAAATTTAAACCAAATATTTTTAAACTATTGGGAATTATTAAGAAAAAAAAGTAATGTTACCGATATATTTGTTGAATCTCTTGATGGCGAGTTTGAATTTAATGAAAACGAATTTGTAAATGGTATCAGAAATTATGTTATTAATATTCCAGAAGAAGAAACAAGAGGTATGACTAAATTAGAATTATATAAAAAATATATCTCAACAATAGTACCAAAAACAAAATTGTTATTTAATTTGATGAAAAAATATATTACTGGCAAACTATCTATTGTAGAAGTGGTTGGATATTTGGAACCATTTTTAATTTATACAGAAGATTTAACATTTAATCAATACAGAGAAATAACAGAATTTATTGATAAAAGAATTTCAGAATACAATAAAAATATGATTGAATACTCTAGAATTTTTAAATTATTAACCACAATTAAACAAACTCCTGTTATGCCACAAAAAGCATATACAATTATTGAGATAATTGATAGAAATCTTAGAGATGATGTCTTTAATTCAGGTTATGGTCTTTATAAACCAGAAGATACATTTACAAACTCAGAGATTTTACGTAAATTAATATTAAAAGATTATTCAAGATTATATTCAACTGCATTATCAATTGAAAATTTGAAATTAATGTTTCCAAAAGATGTAAGTGACATATTTGATGTAGAGAGAAAAAAGAACGATAAAAAATTAAACGAGGAAGAAAAAGATGATAAATGCGAAACAATTATAATAGCAAAAATGTATACTTCATTAGAACAATTAGAAAATGACAATAATAAGATTATTTATTTTGATAAAAAATATGATAAAACAAATTATGGAGTAATGGAAGAAGATAATAAACATGGTGGATATGCAGAACAAATAATTACTATGTCTCCAGATAATGTAAAACAATATATAATTCAAGACCAAATGAAGAAAAAAAATATATCAGAATCTGATGCAACACATTTTGCCGAAACATTAGTTGATGGATTTAAAAAAGTAATTGATGGACAATATGCAATTTTATACAAAGGATATGCAGAAAATGTCCAAGATGAATCTGATTTTTATATAAGAAAAAATAATAAATGGGAATTAAATAATGAAGTAGCAAAAAAATCAGGAATAACAGATGAATCATCAATAATTTGTGATTTAGAAGAAAAATGTATTTATAAATCAGATGATAAATGTGAAAGTATGGAAATGAATGAATTAAGTTTACAAAATAACTTGCTAAAAAATATAATAAGTGAATTCGATTCAAAATATAAATTGTCGAAAGAAGAGTTTGAGAAAAATATTAGAGAGAAACTAGAATATTTTATGTCAATAATGCCAATTATAAATAAGATTGAAACAAATGCATTATTAAAATATAATAATGAAAGATATAATTTGGGTTTAAAAATTGAAGATGATTCTAAGGGTCAAATTGTGTCGCCTTTTGCAGAATTATTGAGTATTATTTTAAGTCAGCGAGATTTTGTAAAGAAACAACATGATATTATCACATTTGCTAACAAATTTACTAGACCAGGATTACCTGTAATTTCTCCAACTGGTCATCAAGAAACTGAGCATTGGTTATATTGTATCAAGACCAATGTTTATTTGCTTCCTTCATTTAAAAAGACATTAGCTAGCGCTTTTATTGATTCTCAATATGTCTATCAATCGACTTTAAATTTAATTAAAGCCGAGATTGGACAGCTAAGTGATGATGGTGATTGGTGGACAGATAAATATACTGGTTGGCCAATTTGTCCTGGTGATTTTGATACTGAAGAAGGTTATGATGAAGGTTTTAAAATTGTATCTAGAAGTGTAATGGAGAATGATGCAGGTAGTAAAATTATGGCTTCAACAACAGAAAAAACTGTCCAATATATAACTCCTGAGACTATTATGATTAATAATATTATAAATGCTTTGTCGATTGCTATGGGAATTAATATTGAAACACAAAAAGAATTTATAATTAACTGTGTAACTGAGACAATTAAAACTACAGTTGAAAGTGAAGGTGATTATAAAGAAAAAATAAAATTTGCAGCACAAAAAGGTAAGAGTCTTCCATCATATAGAGATTTTTTTAACACTTCTCTCCTCTTTTTAACTTTAGGAATGTATTTAATAGCTATTCAAACGATAGTTCCTTCAATTAGAACAAGAAAAACACATCCAGGTTGTGTGCGTTCATTTACTGGTTATCCGTATGAAGGTCAAGGAGATTTAAGTAGTTTAATCTATTTAGCATGTGTTACTTATGATATCAGAGAATCAGGTGAGCCATGGAATGTATTAAAGAAGACTAATATTGAAAAGATACAAAATAAAATTAAAATTTTTATAGATGATTTACTCATTCAATTACCAGAAGTACATAGAAAATTCTCAGAAAAAACACAATATTTATTAACAAACCCTGCAACTGCTATACCAGAAGAACATGATATTGCACAATGGTCAGATTTCTTACCACCATTAGTTCCGTTTAAAATAAAACATTTAGTAAATATTTCTGAAGAGTTTAGAAGAGGTTTAGTAAGTGATTTAAGAATTGGTTCTCAAAATCAGAGAGAAAAAATACTAGTTGTAGAATCAAAAATTATACAATTCTCTCTAGCTATTCAAGAAAAAATTCGCGATGTTGTTAAAACTCATAAATTTTTACTTCATACATCAAATAACGAACCTTATCTAGAAAATGCTTGCTGTGATAGTAACTCAAATGAACCAACTATTGATTATTTTACCAGTCGCAGTCCAGATATTATTGAGTTTAATAATATTGTTAAAAAGTTGTCAGATATGTTAGATGATATAAGAGGGCATTCTGAAGCACTATTATTTTATAGTCATATTAATACTAAGAATATCTATCCAACAATATCAAATACTTTTAGTGAAAAATCTGTTTATCTTGCATTCATTTTTTACTGTAAATTTAAGTCACTAATTCCTATTCCAGAAGACTTAATTCCTTTATGTACAGATAAACCAGATTCATCCCTACTTAACCCATCAGATACTATAGATAGAATGATACAAAAACTAAAAGAAGATGGTAGAAATTATACTAATGAACAATTTTTAAGACTTATCCAATTGATTAGTCGAGAGAATATAATTAATATTGACTTAGACAATCCTATAGTGTCTTGTATAGCTAAATTATCCAGTTTATTAGATGCAATTTATGATGAAAATGATGAGAATGAAATAATTGAACAATCATTAAGAGACTTAATTAAAAATGCTATTGACACTTTTGAAATCGCAACAGAATCTAATCCTAAACCTGTTAAGGATTTAAATGATTTTTTGATAAGAACCAATGAAGAAATGACAAATGAATTAATTGATTTTGTTCAAAAAAATAGCGGTTCGAATGTTACTCGTAATTCAATAAGAAAATTCTCTGATACAGTTAAAAATTTGTCTGCATGGATATGTGATACTTCAACTAGAAATGAAGAGATAAAAATATCAAATGATGCTATGTATAATGTAACCAATTTTTACAAAACATATATAGATAATTTTGTTAATATATTTCCAAATATAATTTTAAATAAAGTTAATTTTGATAATACTCATATACCTAATTATTATGGATTTTCAAAAAATCATGCTTCTAAATTAAAAAAATACATTTCTGATTATTTTGAGAAATTAAAACCATTTTATGGTATACCAACTTTATTGAATGTTTTAACAACAATTAAACAAATGGGTAAAAATATGATAAAATTAGCCGATTCTACTCCTTGTTTTACAAGTATTAAACATAATGATAAAACTTTAAGAGGAGTTATTGATGAAAGAACCAGTAGATTTTTATTCGAATATTATCTTTTACGTATATTAATTACTTATATAGCATTAGCTGATGAACAAGATATGATTGTTACTGAAGTTACAAAGACTACTGATATTACTGATATATTTTCTGTTGATTATATTGATGAAACTGAAACACGAATAGATTTAGGTATGTCATCGCGCAGTCAAATTGATACTAGAGTTCAAACAGGAAATTTAAGACAATTAAAACAAAAGACAGCTGACCTCCTAATTGCTTTTATGGATATATTTAGGAACGAAAAAGAAACAGTTGATACGTCATACGAAGAAATTCAAGATAGAGTATTTAAATTGAGAGAAAGAGAAAAAGATATGGTAACTGATAGATTGAAATCAATGACCGACGAAGAAAGAGATATAGATACAGTAATGAAAATAACAAAACAAGGTTTGTATAGTAAAGGATTACAAAAAGGATTAACTGTATTAGATAAAGATTTCTATGATGAAGAGCAACAGTTGAGAGATGAGATGGAAAAAGCCGAAAGAAAAATTAGAAATAAAAATAAAGATGCAAATGATGAAAATATTGATATTTTAGTGGATGAATATTTAGAACATCAACAAAATGTGGCTGATATTGATGATGATGCTTTTGACATGCAATATTTAGGTGAGGATTATTATGATGGTAATTATACTGGTATTGATGCTCCAGAATATGAAACATATGGAGATGAAGATTAAGTATTTAGACAAATATAATTATAAAAATAGTTTATAATTATATATTAGATGTATAAAACATATATTAGAGAAAATATTACATTGGTAGCAGTTATTTTATTTGTTATTATTTTTGGTACAATTCAAATCATGAAACCTGCTTGCTTTTATAATAGAGATGGAAGTATTCGTGAATTTGGTATAGGATATAGAAATAAAACTATCTTACCTATTTGGCTTCTTTCACTTTTATTAGGTATTGTCTGTTATTTAGCTATATTATATTATGTAAATGCTCATAAAATTTTTTAAACTCTATTAGGTGTGTTTTATTAACATTGAATCGTTCTAAATTAAGAGTATATTCTGGGTCTGTAATTTATTATGTTATTTTTCCCTAGTAAATATATAAAATTTAATAAAACTTATCTTCATATTTAGAATATTCTTCATCTTCTTCTGCTTTACCATATAATTCTTTTTCTCTTTCTTTTCGTAATTTATCTTCCTTATTTTTTTTAGAAAATTCTTTTTGTTTCAGTTCATTTTCTTTTTGTTTACCAGATGCATTTTTTATTGGTGCTTGTTTTTCAGTGCCCTGAAATTTCTTACTAATTGTTTTTTCTTCTAACTTCTTCAACTCTTCATATACCAAATCTTCTTCATCATTTGAAAATAATTCCCTAGCTAATGCATTATCTGATTCTTCAACTAATTTTCTTTCTTCTAAACGTTTTAATTGTTCTTCATTTGGAACACTTAAAACCGGAATAATAAAATCTTCATTTTCCCAATCTTCCCAATTGTCTGACATGTTATATATTATATCTATTAAATCAGTATAATATATTTAAATCAATTTTATTATATATAAAACAAATAAAATATCAAAATTAATTGAAAAAGCGTTAACAATTTTAAATAATAATGTTTAACCAGTGATTGTATATGTTGCAGCAGCTTTTTCCTTCTCTTCTTTAGCTTTTTGTTCTTGGTCTAAGAATTTTTGATAATTAGCCTCCATTGTTTTTGGATTGCTTGCACAACCTCTGTTAGTTATTTTAAGTTGAACAATTGATGTAAGTAATAATCCAGTATACATATACCACATAGATTCGCCAACATTATCTCTAGTAACAACTAGTTCAAATAAATCATTTTTCATTTTATCAGATTCTACACCCCCTGTTTGATATTTTTCTTTCATTAGAGGTGTTAGAATACCCCAATATTGGTCGAAATTGCTTGGAACTATTTGATTAATTAATATGGAAGTATTTCCGCATATTTTAATTATAGCATCAGCTGCAGTTTCGAGTGCTTCTTTCTTTTCAGGAGTCATATTTTTATCTTCTGTCAATTTCTTTTCTATATCTTTATTTATTAATAATTCAGTCAATAATTTAGTAGCAGGACCAGAGACATAATAATAACCAACAACATCAGCAAATGCACTTTTAAAACCTGGATAAATTGTTAAAATTAAAACAAGAACGCCAAAAATTAATATCCATGGTAAGAATGTTAGGATACCAGCAGCTCCCATATTTTCAGTAATATTTCCTCCACAATTACTAGCAATAATTGATGAATTTACCATAAATTGTATTAAAATAACTAATAATATGTATATAGCTAAATACATATAGCTATTGCTAATATAATTCTTATATTCTTGTTTATTTTGATAAAGGGTATAAGGTAAGGCTGGCTTTAAGGCCAAATAATAAAAAAGTGTTGTTAATAAAAATGTTAAAATATTTAAGTATGAATTAGCCATATAGATAATATGTATAAATTAATTTAAAATTTTAACTATATTTATTATGAATTTTGGAGAACCAGCGCCTAAACCGATACTTACAGAACCAGGTGTTAAATATTTTTTAAATCAAGCTCTAAAACAATCTCATATTATAAGAGAACAATTTCATAATACTGTTTTTAATATTGGGATGTTTATTTTGTTTCTAATTGTTTTAGGGGGAATACTTGTTTATAAATATAAAGGAAAATTAACACCTGTTGAAGTAGCTAAAAAAAATAAGGAAAAACAACAATATGTATTGGAAAAAATAAAAAAATTTCAGGTAGCAAAACAAATAGCACATCAAGAATTAATTACTGGATTACCCCATTGGGAAAATGAATATGTATCTCATAATTAATTATAGCTATGTTTTTTATTTAAATTTAATTTATTAACTATAATATATATAATAATGTCAACAGAAGAAATACATAGTATTAAAGATGCTTTGAATGAATACTTTAGATTGAAAGAAAAATTTGAAAATGAAATGAATGTAAATAAACGAAAAATAATTAATAATCCAACATTAAGTAAAAGGGAAAAACGTTCAGAATATTTAAAATTAATGCCAAAATGTGTCAATTGTAAACGTCCATCTAGAAAAGGTACCATATTTTCTATAACATTTAATCCATCTAATGATAAAGAGGATTCTTATAGAGTTTTTAAGTCACAATGTGGTAATTTAGCAGACCCATGTAATCTTAATATTGAAATTAATTTAGGTTCCTTCGAAAACTTAGATAAATCAATTGCAGATATTAAAAATGAAATTGATGATGCAAAAAAAAATATAATTAATGATAAAAATAAATTATTGTTTGGTCTAATAACTACTGAAAGTGCTCTTAAAAATTTTGATAATAATAAATCTTATATTAATGATTTAACATCTATTTATGAAAGTTATATATTAAGTTGGAATAAAATTAATGACAATCCAGATAAAAAATCTGAGTTAGATGAAGCATTAGTGCAATCTTATGAAAATATTAATATTATAAAGGATTGTATTAAAAAAATGAATGAAAATAATGATACTCACTTTGCTATTGAAGCGGCTACAATTTATCATACAACATTGCAGCCATTATTAAATAAAATTAGACAACTTAAATACGGAGTAAATTTAGTTTATAATGATAATTCAAATGATACTTGCAGATTAATTCAACGAAAAACTGCATTAGAAAATATATATATAGGAGGATATAATAATACTAAAGTAGTTGCTTTTGATGTTGGACTTAAAGCATTCAAAAAAAAACCTGGTGCATTTATTATCGAATCTGATAGCACATCACAAGAAGAAGAATTCACTATTAAAATTCAAGAACCTGGTCAACCAAAACCAATTGATGAAATTGATGATGAACCAATTATTGGTCAAGGTGTAGATGGAATTGACTGGCAGACTAAAGAATATAAAGATTTATGGGTTATATTACCACAAGCACTAAGAAATGAATTCAAATCTAATATAGATTGGATGAAAGAATTTATGCATAAATGTGTAAATGAGAGAATAAATCATGGTCCACAATGGAATGGTTGTAAATTAACAATACCACCAAATATTGTTATTCCACCAAGAAAAATGGAAAATGGTCAGTACGATTTTGGAGTTTCTATTTATAATAAAGCGTTTAGTAAATTGCCGGAATCACTAAAAAATAATTATCTTACCTTGTATAATGAAGACACGCAAACAAAAGAAAAGAATTACAATATGTTAATAGATGCTATGAATGATTTAGTAGAAAAAGAAGTAAATTTCGGTAGAGGTTTTTTCTAATGTAATTATATATGATATTAAATTATATTTCAATACCAATTTTTCTTATTAGTTTTGCAGTTGGATTATTTTTTATATATATACTTGGTCCGGAGATGAAAACAGTTTATATTTATCCTAGTCCAGAAAATGTTGATAAAGTATTATTTAAGGATAAAGCTGAAAATTGTTTTTACTTTGAACAAGAAACTATTGAATGTCCAAATAATGAAAGTCTAATATCTAAAATACCTATACAAGCTTAGAATATTTATAATATAATAATATAAATGGGAATTAATCTTGGTAAGTTTGTTCATACTGAAACTGGAAAAATAATTATGTCTATTTTGTTGGGATTTGGTTTAGCTTCTTTATTTAGAACAGTATGTAAGGACAATAATTGTATTTTATTTCATGCACCACCTTTAGATGATTTTAAGGATAAAATTTATAAAAGTAATGGAAAATGTATAAAATATGTTCCAGTTGCCACAAAGTGTACATTAAATTCTAAAACTGTAACATTTGAATAATTTCTATCTTTTATAAAGATGGAGCAAAACATTGGTTATACATTTTCCATTACTTTTATAAAATATATACTTTGCGTAATTATCGTAATCAATCAATCTTTACAATAATTATGAGTGATTCAACAAGTATTTTAGATTTACCAACTGACCCCGTTGGAGGAGGAAGTATTGGTGGTAATATAGCTTTAACCGCTCAAGAAAATATTACACAACCTAATTCAGGAATGTCTTTAGACCAAACTACTATAAGTCAAATTGTTAATGGTTTACAACAAGCAACTTTATCTGGTGCAACCCAATTACCATCTAGAGATATTCCTATGAATACAAATAATCTAGCCAGTGACCCACAAGTTATGCCAAATTATGTCCCACAACCAATGCAAGATTATATTAGAAATAATGAACAGACTTCTGATATGATTAACAATTATAATACAAGTAAACAAACAAATAGTTCTTTAGATGATATGTATAATGAAATTCAGACACCATTATTATTAGCAGTATTATATTTTTTATTCCAATTACCATTTTTTAAGAAATTTTTATATTCATATATACCATTTTTATTTTCAAATGATGGTAACTTAAATATTAATGGATATTTATTTACAAGTATTTTATTTGGTATGTTATTCCATTTGTTAATGAAAACAACCTATTATTTTGATACCTTTTAAATATATATAAATGATTTACACGCATCTATATATATGTTTCAAACAAAAATGAAGATGAATTTATGAATAGACTTTTGCAAAATAAAAAAATATAAATAATATAATTATTCGTTATAATAATTGAATTCATTTTGATTATAAATATATGATTGATGAATACGTTAATAAATTAATTGAAAATTTACCAGAGTCATCAAAAAAATTACAAAATATTGATTTAGTTTTAGATGGTGGTTTATTTAATGGAAGTTATTTGGTTGGAGCATTATATTTTTTAAAGGAAATGGAGAGAAGACAATATATTATAATTGATAGAATATCAGGATGTAGTATTGGTTCTATAGTTGGATTTTTATATTATATAGATGCTTTTGATTTAATGCCTAAATTATATGAAACTTTTAATAATGAATTTAAAACTAATTTTACGTTAAATACAATTAAAAATTTAAAAACATTTTTAGTCGGAAGAATTCCTGATGATATTTGCAGCAAAGTAAATGGTAAACTTTTTATATGTTATAATGATATTAAACGTAAGAAAAAAATAGTAAAATCAACTTACAAAAATGTAGATGAAATAATAGATACTATAATTAAATCGTGTTATGTTCCTTTATTAATAGATAACAATATTTTATATAAAAAAAAATACATTGATGGCATAAATGCTTTTATTTTTAATAAAGAAAGCAATAAAAAAATATTGCATATGGAATTATTCAGTTATGATAAATTTTTTAATGCGATTAATATCAAAAATGAAAAAACTAATTTTCATAGAATTTTATCTGGATTATTAGATATTCATAGTTTTTTCATTAAAAAATCAAACACTACTATGTGTAGTTTTGTTGATGAATGGAATATATGTAATAAATCATTTTATTATTTTAAATTGCTTTTTGAGGTATTTGTTGTAAATATACTTTATATTACAAATTATATGAAAAAATACATTTCGCCTGATATTGAGGATAATTTACTAGTTAAAATAATATCAAGAATTACTTTTGATATATTTAGCATTATTTTAGAAAAATATTGTTTATAAGTTTAAATTAATATTTATTTGTAAGATATCAATATAATAATATGGATAATATTGATATCACAGACTCGGCGTTTTGTTTAGAGGTTCCTGATTTAAATAATATTATCAGTCCTTGTGAAAGTATTATTATAGATTATACAATGTTTATTTATATTGGAGCTGCAATTTTACTTGCTATTATTAGTATATTTATTTATAATTTTTATCAAAATAAAAGAAACAACCAAGATGAAAATTGCTCAGGAGGTTTTTGCACAATGGGAAATAATCCTAATAATTAACTTTAATAAACTTGTTTTTTGTTTTTACGACTTTTTGAACCATAAATGTTGAATAATCCATTATTTTTTTTAGTTGTTTTCTTCTTCCTTTTCTTAACTGTAATATTTTTATTATCTTTTTGGGTTTTTATATCATCTGGTCTATAATTTAAAAACCATTCTTCAAACATTTTTGTATTCTTATTTTTTTTAAGTTCTTTATATTTTAACGCTTTTTCAGCTTTCATTTCTTCAACTGATTCTTGATGACCATAGCAAGTTATACTAAATCTTTTTAATAACCCTTTTTGTACTAATCTATTTTTCTGTTGAACATCAAATAAAAATTTTGACATACAAAGAATTCTATCAATAAATTGATTGTAGTATGGTTTATTAGCATATAAAAACGCTAAATATAAACTTAACATAGTATCAATTGTTGCTACTTTTACTTTTTTACCCTTTATTATTAATACGTTATAACTATGACATCCGATGGGCTTATAAATAAATAAAATAGAATCATTTCCAACTTTAACTTCATAATGTTCAGGAACTATCTCTCCAACTGCATCTTGTTTAAATATTTTTACATTTTTAAATCCATTATCAATTAGACGTTCTTTAATAATTTCAGCTGTTTGTTCAGGATTATTAGATAAAACATCAAAGTCTGCTACATTTTCGATTTTTTTCTTTAAATTTGAGGGCATATATTGTGAGTAAAGACTATTAGCAAAACCACCAAAAAATACTACACCTTGATTAATAAGAGCATTTTTAGTTATTTCATAAATTTTATCTTCATTTTCTTTATCTTCCATTTCACGTTGAAAATCGACATCATTACAATTAATATCAGTAATAGGATAATTTTTATTTAATAATGCTAACCTTTTTAACACCTTTTCCCATCTGCTAATATCACCAGCTGGTCTAGATAATTCAAGATACATTGACATTCTTAAAAAATTAGGAGGGGCATACATCATACCACCAACACTTATTGTGTCACTTTTTATAGCAAGAAAAATTTGCTTCGGCAAATAAGTTATATCTGCTACTGCCATATAATTAACATAAACTTTATAGGTTCCATGGTGTTGACCTGATTTAGCTTCAACATCAATAAAACCTTTCTTAAAATAAATATTAGCTAATTCTTTTGCATCATTCAAAGCATTTTGAGAGAAAAAATCATAATCTGGAAGTTCAACTTCTTTATTATAGAATCTATCTTCTTCAGGTAAAATATTGTTAATAGCTGTTCCTCCATAACAAATTAATTTTTTATGTTTAATAAATTCTTCAACTATATCAATTATTTTTTGTACATCTTCTGAATTTACTACTCGTCTACCCATTTTTTCTTCAGCTTTATCTACCGCCATACGCAAAATTGTTAATTCACAATCTGCAAATGACAAATCTTTACAGACATTTTTTTCTTTTGGCATTTCTATATTATTATGTTAAAATAAAATTGAATAATATTGATATTTACACCATTGAAGATTTAAAACCACATAATTTTTATATTTTTTCTGTAAATAATACAAATGACTAAACATAAGACAGAAGACAGAAGATTATAAAAATTATGTGGTTTTAAATCATCATGTTATATTAGTCTTTATATATATTAAATATACGGATTACTCTAAATAAATTTCAATATATCTAAAAGTTAAAATCATAAAAGTCAGTTGATGCATTTCTTGTAGCATAAGAATATTCTGGTAATTGAGGTGTTGGTGCAGCAACTGTAACAGGTTGATATCTCAAATCATCGGGTTTAAGTGCAAATGCATATCCGGCTCTATCAAAAAAGAGTGCATTCTCCATAAGATTATTATCAACTAATTGATATCTCAATGCAACCATTTGACATCCACTTGCTCTACATACCATGCCACTAGGATTAGCCGGATTACTGCCATTATCTGGTGTTACGATGGTTATACCTCGTCTATTAAAATCAGTCAATTCATTGATGTCAGGATTATTTTTAATATTATAATAATCATATTCTCTCATAAATATTGAGTTGCTCGTTAAATTAATGAACTCAAGTAAATCTTGATTCTCAAGAAATGCAGTATTTGTTCTATCAACAATTAGTATAATTTTATTTTGGAGAGATAAAAGAGGAATATTTCCTAAATTTTTTCCTTCAGATTCATAACTATAACTAGGTCCTAACATAATATCAGTATTAGACTTGAAAATATCTGTTAATTTAGAATACATGTTTTGATTACTACTCTTAAATCTTAAGTGAATTAATATAGGGTCACTTGGGTTTGGACATGTTCCTCCGGAAAACGCATAATTTTTAATAGTATCCATAACAGTTCCAAAGTTGACTGAATTAAATGTTTCTTTAACATGATAATTATCAATTGTGCTGGTTGCTACAACTGGTTGGTCATTTACAGAATATATTTCAAAATCAAGACATCTAACACCTTGTTTTATAATAGCCTTTAAGTTACAGATATTAACAAAATCATTTTTATAATTTGACCCTGAACAAGCATTATACGCCGTTTTAATATAATAATCAAATAAATTTCCACTACAATCGGGGTCTGAACTATTAATTGATATTAAATTACCAGCAACACTTGGATATAGAGTATTCATATAATCGCATGTAGCATTTTCTAGTCTGCTTAGATAAATCATATAACCAATAAAAATGATTAAAATTATTAGTATAAATGCCATAATTACATAAGATTGAAATGATTCGTCTAAACTTTGTATTTGTGATAAAAAATCTGTATTTGTTGATGACATTACTAATATATTAAATTATTATTAATTTTTGTTATAAAGTTTTGAGAGAAAGATATTTAGGGAAATTACTACTTTAAATTAAAAGTAAGGAGTAATTACTTAAATATATATTATTTAGTTATATTATAAATGCCAAAGGTTTGTGAATATGAAACGTGTAGAGCTTATGCTAACTATGGTGAGTTTTATGGAAAACCATTAAGATGTAAAGAACATAAAGGAGACTATAAATTAGTTAGTCAATTGTGTCATGAAGGAAATTGTAAAATAATACCAATTTATAATAAAGAAGGAGAAACAAAAGCATTATATTGCTCTCAACATAAATTAGATGGAATGATTGACATAATACATAATGCGTGTTTTTATGAAAATTGTAAAACAAGACCAATTTATAATTACAATGGAGAAAATAAACCATTGTATTGTTTAACACATAAATTAGATGGAATGGTTAATGTGGTTTCAAAAAAATGCGTCTACTCAAAATGTAAAAAACAACCATGTTTTAATTATAATGGTGAAAAAATAGCATTATATTGTTCAGAACACAAAAAAGAAGAAATGATTAACGTAAAAGATAAAACTTGTATTCATCCAAAATGTAAAAAACAACCATGTTTTAATTATAATGGTGAAAAAATAGCATTATATTGTTCAGAACACAAAAAAGAAGAAATGATTAACGTAAAAGATAAAACTTGTATTCATCCAAATTGTAAAACGAGACCAAGTTATAATTTTGAAGGGAAAATGATTGGTTTATATTGTTCTATTCATAAATTAGATGGAATGGTTGATATTTATCATAAAAGGTGTTTACAAGAAGGTTGTAAAACTCAACCTACTTATAATATAGAAGGAGAAAAAACTACATTATATTGTTCAACACACAAAAAAGAAGGAATGATTGATATAAAGCATAAAAAGTGTAAGGCAAATTATTGTTTAGGAACTCTTGCTAATTCTAAATATAAGGGATATTGTGCTACTTGTTATCAACAATTATTTCCAACCGATCCTTTAACACTTCAAATTCGTTGTAAAACAAAAGAAATTACTGTCCAAAACTATATTAATTTAAATTTTGAAGGCTTTCAACATGATAAACCTTTATACACAGGCAATTGTGACTGCACACACAGAAGAAGAATAGACCACAGAAAATTAATTGGAAATACTTTATTATGTATTGAAACTGATGAAGAACAACACAAGGGTTACGATAAAGATGATGAAGAAATTCGTTATGATGATTTATATATGTTACATAGTGGAAAATTTATATTTATAAGATTCAATCCAGATAAATTTAAGGATAAAAATGGCAAATCTATAAACCCAATGATGTATACTCGTTTACCTATTTTGAAAGAGGAGATTGAAAAACAAATTAAAAGAATTGAAAATGAAGAAAATAAAGAATTATTAGAAATTATTAAATTATATTATGATGAAATAAAGAATTAAAAAATAATACTATTATATACTAAATATGGCTGGAGGGCTTATGCAACTAGTTAGTCAGGGAAATCAAAATATAATTTTGAACGGCAATCCTGAAAAATCATTTTTTAAAAGCACATATAAAAAGTATACAAATTATGGTCTTCAAAAATTTCGTCTAGATTATGAAGGTACACCTCAATTAAATTTAACAACTGAAAGTACATTTACATTTAAGGTTAAAAGGTACGCAGACCTTCTTATGGATTGTTATATATGTATAACATTACCAAATATTTGGTCAGGAATAATGCCTCCACAACCTTATACTAACCCCGACGGTTCGACTAGTTATACAAATTGGGCTCCTTTTGAATTCCAATGGATAGATAATTTAGGTGCTCAAATCATCAGTAATATAACAATCAATTGTGGTAATCAACAATTACAAAAATATTCAGGACAATATATACTTAATTCAGTTAGAAGAGATTTTTCAGGAAGTAAACGAGCTCTATTTGATGAAATGATAGGCAATGTTCCTGAATTGAATGATCCGGCTAATTCCGGACCTCGTGTAAATGCATATCCAAATGCTTTTCATACAACAAGTCCAGCTGGAGCACAACCTTCTATTATGGGTAGAACATTATGGATTCCAATTGGCTCATGGTTTAGTCTTCTCTCTACGCAAGCTTTTCCATTAATAGCTCTTCAATACAACGAGTTATCTATCAATGTTACATTTAGACCTATTAATCAGTGGTTTACTATTCGTGATGTTATGGATTATACAAATAATTATCCGGTTATTGCTCCAAATTTTAATCAATATTATATGCAATTCTATAGATTTTTACAAACACCTCCAGACGAAGAAATAGGTCCTACATCTTATGTAGATACTAGAACAAATTGGTTTGCAGATATTAATTTAAATTGTACATATTGTTTTCTCTCTAACGATGAATCAACAATTTTTGCAAAAAATGAACAAAAATATTTATTCAAACAAATTCATGAAAAACCATTCTATAATATAACTGGAGCAAATAAGATTGATTTGGATTCGATTGGTATGGTTATAAGCTGGATGTTTTATTTCCAAAGAAGCGATGCTAATTTAAGAAATCAATGGTCAAATTATACAAATTGGCCTTATGAATACATGCCTCAAGATATAACTCCAGCTTCAACAGGAGGAGATTATCCAAATCCAAATCCAATAGGTCCACCATTTTTAGGACCTGGATTAAATCCAGACGGAACATTATCAGGTTTATATTATTCAGGGGTTTATAATCCTCAAAATCTTAAATTTATTTTGATTGCATTAGGAATATTACTTGATGGCCAATATAGAGAGAATATTTTACCTGCAGGAGTATTTAATTTTGTAGAAAAATATGTAAGAACAGCTGGTTTTGCTCCTCCAGGTTTGTATTGTTATAATTTTTGTCTGGATACAGACCCTTTAAAGTATCAGCCATCTGGTGCAATGAATATGAGTAGATTTACAAACATACAGTTTGAATTTACAACGATTACTCCTCCAGCAGACCCTTATGCACAGGTTTTAACAATTTGTGACCCAGCAACTGGAGATATAATAGGTATTAACAAACCAACATGGAGAATTTATGATTACAACTTCAATATGTATTTAATAGAGGAGAGAGTAAATATGGTGATATTTGTTGGTGGAAATGCTGGATTATTGTATGCAACTTAATAATAAATTAAACCAGTTTACACATATTATAATTATTATATCATTAAATGATGTTAAGACATAATAATTTTATATAATATTAAGTTATTAAATAAGTATGATGCGAATTATAACGATAGTTAAAAATATTTTACAAAAGTCAAATTTAAAACCTCCATTAGGTAGATGGAATATTGAAATTTGTAATAAAAAACTCAATAATAAAATAGATTTGGCAAACGAAGACCATTGTGGGCCATGTGGTAAATATATAAAAAATGTATTAGTTACTGAAAAAATTGATGTTAATATCTAAAAATAATAACTCCTTTAAGTAGTTTAAATTATATATTTTACACCTTTGGACATTTAAAACGCCGTTTAATTTTAACATATAATATATTATACAATATTATATGTCTATTTATGGTCATTATACACAACAATATTATGGAAATAAATTTATTTTTCCAGAAAAATCATTTTTAATATCAGGCATAAGTTTTTATAGAGATAATTGTTTAGACATCACATATGAAACAGAATTGATAATGGAGTTGGAACCAGACAACGAATACGATAAATCAGCAATATCTATCAAAAATAATAATAAAAAGATTGGTTATGTTCCGAATTGTCAAATAAAAGAATTATGTAAAGAAAATATAACAGAACCATTAAAAATAATAAATATAAAACTTATCAATGGAAATTATGGAATTCGTGTTATACCTAAATGCTTTTATGTTTATGATAAAATATTAGAAAGTAAAGTATTTTTCTCTGATGATTAGTCAGCGTTTTAAATGTCCAAAGGTGTAAAAGGTACTTAAAGACGACTGCACTACATAATGAAGGGAATTTCTTGAGATTTTGAAAAAATGGTCTAAAAAAGTTCCCTACACATGAAGAGAAATTAATCAAAATAATTTTGGGAAAGTTTTTTTGAATTTTCAAAATGGACAAAAAAAATGTCCAAAATCGATATACCAAAAACGTCCTTACTGACCGAATTTTTTTATTACGATAGTGAAAAATTATCGTCATAAATTAAACCAAAGAAATATTTTTTGTGATTGTAAAAAAAATATATATTTTTATTAAAAAAGGATTTAGGCGTTTTTTTTTATCTTTATAGATAAATGAATGATAACATAAAACGCCAAAAAAACGCTGAAATATTTTTCTGTAAAATTTGTAATTTTAAATGCTGTAAAAAAAGTGATTGGGATAGACATATATTAAGACCAAAACATATTAAAAATGAAAATGATAATAAAAATGATACAAATGATAATAAAAAAACGCCTTACGATTCATCATCTGTATATAAATGTCATTGCGGAAATATATATAAACATAGGTCAGGTTTATCTCGTCATAAAACATCAGAAAACTGCAAAAAAAACGCCAATTATGAACACTACTACACAGATGAAGGGGAATTTAAGGCTTTAACTAATCTTATTCTAGAGGTTGTAAAGCAAAATAAAGAATTAGTAACATTAAATAGTGAAGCTCAAAAACATAATCAAGAACTCACAAATAAGCTTGTAGAAATGTCTGGAACAACTAATAATAACACACTAATAAATAATAATTCTAATAATAAAACGTTTAACTTAAATGTATTCCTAAACGAAACATGCAAAGACGCTATGAATATTAATGATTTTATTGATTCCCTTCAATTACAACTATCAGATTTAGAAGAAGTAGGTAAGCTAGGCTTTGTAGATGGTATTTCTAATATTATTGTTAAAAATTTAAAAGCACTAGATGTTCATAAAAGACCTGTGCATTGTGCAGATAAAAAGAGGGAAGTTATTTATATCAAAGATGAAGATAAATGGGAAAAAGAAAATGAACAAAAAATAAAAATTCGTAAAGCTATCAAACGTGTAGCATTTAAAAATGAAAAACTTTTGCCAAAATTTAAAGAGCTTCATCCAGGGTGTAACTATAGTGATTCAAAATATTCAGACCATTATAGTAAATTAGTTATAGAGGCGATGGGAGGTATGGGAGATAATGAAAGCGAAAAACAAGACAAAATTATCAGAAATATAGCTAAAGAAGTAGTTATAAATAAAAGTTAATAATTTGATGGCAAAGGTCCATCTACTATAAATTCACCTGTTGCAGTATACCTTGATGGATAATTAGGCATAAATTGTAATTGATTAGGTTTATATCTTTTATTAAATAATTTTTGACCTTCATTAAATGATTTACTCCAAGTATCTACTCCAAAATTAGCTTGAGGTGGCTGAGCATACATATCCTTAGTAATTATTTTTTCTCTAGTTCCATAACCGGTTGTTAATGGAGAATATGTAGGTGTTACACCAACGGTCAATTTACCCGCATTATTGGCACCAGCAATACATTCTGATGTTTTAGGAGACGATGATAAATTAGGCTGACAACCAGGACAATCAAAATCAGTAAAGCATTGCTGACCAGTTATAGCACATCTTGAAGTTGGTCCGCAAAAATTTTGACAACTATAAGTAGTATTTAACGGTAAATCTACAGTATGAGTTGTTTTATCACTTACAGGAGTTGAAGTAAAGCATTCTACAATATATTTTTCGGCAGCTAAATAATCAATCATATTAAAAACAAAAACTAGTAAAATCATTGTCATAAGGGGTAAAAATATTGTGTTAAAAGAAAATTTCATATAATAAATTGATATTAAAATTTTTATATTAATTTAATATAAGTAATGTCAGATACAAATAATGATACTAGTGCTATAGACGAAAAAAAAGACCAAGATTCATCCTCTTCTGCAAGTAGTTTTATATCTAATATAGGAGGATTCCTAACTTCTTTAATTGTGATAATTATTCTAATAATATTATACTTTTCAAGTGGTGGATTAATTTTATTTATGTGTAAATTAGCACAATCAAATATATTACCGTCCGAACCTAATTGTGCTCCTTATACTGATAATAAACCAGATATAGAAAAAATACAAACTAATATTTTTACCACATTTACAGACCCTGAAATGTCTATGAAAATGGAAATACCATATGATATAAATTCGCAAAATAAACTTGTTGAGATATTTAAAAAATATAAGGAAAAATCTTCTTCAAACTTTTTAGCAAATTATTTTATTTCAATAATAGAATCTATATTACAATTTAATTATTCAGCAATTAATACTATTATGAATTTAATGAACTCCACATTTCCTGAACCAGCAATAGTAGGTGTTGGTCCTTTAATTGGTGGTTTTTTATTTGCTTTTGGAGCCTTAATTAATATTATTTATTTTATATATTTATGGTTTACAAATATGTCGTGGTTCTTTAAAACAAATAGAAATGATACAGGTGATGGAAAGCCACAATGGGAAGATGTCACAATCATGACTCCAGTAAATTGGTTTTTAGGAGCAGGATTAGCAATACTATTTGTTTTTATAATTATATTTGGTTTTCCTATTGTTTCAATTTTACCAATATTAGTTTTTCATAATTCTGTAATTTCCACATTATTTGTTAAAGCTATAATGAATGGTAAACAAATATCATCATTTACTATCATAAAAGAAACCTTAAAATATTATAAAGTAATAATAGTATCAATAATAAGTTTGTTTCTTATTTTATTGGCTTTCTCTAAATTAGGTACATTACCTGGTATTTTTGCAATTCTTACTGTTGGATTAATATATTATGGTTTAATAGGTTTAGATATTTTTAAATCAATTCCAGAATCAAATTTATCCCCATTAGTTAGCAATAAACAAGCTATTAAAACATGTAAGGCACCAGAATTTAAAAAATTTAATGAAAAAGGATTCTTTTATAATTTGATATTTGGACAAAAAGGTGGCAACATTTCAAAAGAATTAAGAAAAATAGGAAAAAATTTATCTAATAAATAATTTTATCGTAATATTACTTAAATAATAGTTATTTAATTAATATTATAATGGGTAAAAATAAAAATAAACTATCAAAACATCCTTTTGTTAGTATATGTACACCAACATTTAATAGACGTCCTTTTATACCAATAATAATGAAATGTATTGAGAATCAAACTTATCCGAAAGATAAAATGGAATGGATTATTGTAGATGATGGTACTGATAAAATTGAAGATTTAGTAAGTCATCTGCCTTATGTAAAATATTTTAAATATGATGAAAAAATGACAGTTGGTAAAAAAAGAAATTTAACAAATGAAAAAGCAAAAGGTGATATTATAGTTTATATGGATGATGATGATTATTATCCTCCTTATAGAGTAAATCATGCTGTAGAAAAATTACTCGGAAGTAAATTTTTATGTGCAGGTTCAAGTGCAATGTTTATGTATTTTAAACATATAAATAAGATGTTTCAATTTGGTCCATATGGTCCAAACCATGCAACAGCAGCAACATTTGCTTTTAAAAGAGAATTATTAAATCAAACAAAATTCGATGAAGAGTCATCTGTAGCTGAAGAGAGCAAATTTTTAAAAGGTTATACTATTCCATTTGTGCAATTAGACTCAACAAAATCCATATTAGTGTTTTCACATACTCATAATTCATTTGATAAAAAAGAATTATTAAAACAAATGCCAAATCCAAGTGTGCATGATACACCATTAACTCCAAAAGATTTAGTAAAAGAACCAGATATCTTAAAGTTTTTTATGGAAGATATAGATGAGTTATTAATTAATTATGAACCAGGTAAACCAGAAAATAAACCTGATGTAACTAAACAATTAGCCGAAATAAAGATAGAGAGAGAGAAAAAAATTCAAGAAATAATGAAACAACAAGCAGATTATCAAGATACAATTAATAAAATAACAATGATTACAAATCCTGAAATATCTCAACAACAAATTAATGAACAAGCTATGATGATACAACAATTAATGTTTGAAAATAATCAATTAAAAGAACAAGTTCAATATTTAAATAATAAAATTAAACAGCTTATTACATCTCAAATAGAAAAAAAGAAAAATGAAAGAAAAATTGAATTATCTAGTGAAGGTCCAACAATAAATATAGCTTAAAATGATTTAAAGATATATGTGTTATATATTATAATATATAAGACATGTACCAGGACGATTATTTAAATCAAGTTGACCAAAATAATTTTGACGAAGACGATGCTGATAAAATGTTTGAGAAGGTAAAGAGACAAGATAAGGGTTACAATGTAATTTATAGAAAGGCTTTAAAGAAAAATGGACAACTATATAACAAGAAAATTGAAATATATACATCCAATGGAACTGGAAATCGAATTAGAGATGCAGAGACTGGTGAATATTTTTCAAACCTTGTAGGTTCAAAGGATGAATATTTGTTTTTCAAGGTTATTTTGACTACTGGAGAATGTCGAAGTATAAATGGTTCTAGCACGTTATTTTATAGTTCGCCTCAGCATTATGTATCTCATTTGTTGTGTGATGTAGACCCTATTTTATCACATAATTGGGAGCTAAATAGGGATGCTAGGTTATTTGAATTAAAGAATAAAATTATTCTAAATCAACATTCTATTGATGTTAGATAAAGTCAATATTAATTAAAATTAATTAAATTTAAACTATAAATTTTTTATCATAGTTTAAATTGAAAAACTTATTCTTCTGATTCATCACCAGCATCTTCTTCTTCTTCAATTTCTTTATCAGTTGTTCCAGTAGCATTTTCTTTAATATATTTTTCAATATATCTATAAATACGATTAATATCGAGTTTGCTTATTTCATAATTATCAAGTAAATTAATAATCTCTGACGTGTCATGATTATTACTTAATTCAATAAAGAATCCAAATAAATCTTTTTTATCCATTCCTAATTTCTGACATAGCTTCTGTATAAAAAGAGAATTATTATATTCAGTAGAATATTTAGTTAAGACTTTTGTAAATCTAACCTCACATGGTATAGTTTTATTATTTGTTATAAATGTTTCATGATATAATTTATTATTTTTAAATGTCTTAATTAGAGAACTCATTTCATTAAATTGCCATATTTGTTTTTGAAATGTAATACGGTCAATATAATCTGCAAAACATATATTATCTAATTGAGAAATATAGAATGGTATAGATTTTTTCTTATCCATTTTTTCAATTACATCAATAATATTTTCATGCCATAATAATCCAACACTTGTTCGGTCTGTTTCATTCATAATATTATTATGTTCATTAAGAGGAAAATAACCTTTAATAAGTTTATTTGTGATTTTTTTTGTATCATCATTATATGATTTAATTTGAAGAATATTTTCAATAATGTCACATGTAAAAAGTTCAGGTTTATTTTTGAATAAGTTATGGATATTATTTAATTTTCTTAAATCACCTTGAACATATGTGACTAGTTTAGTTTTTAAATTAGATTCGATTTTAGTGAATAATGATTCTGTTATGTTTAATATTTGAAGTTGATTGGGTGTTTTTAATTCTATAGTATTACAAACTTTCATTAGTTCTTTAATTTTTTTATCTACTCTATAGTTACCAATACAAATAATAGGATTCATAGTAACTTCTTCTAATTTTTGTTTTTTCGTCTTTTTAGGTCTAATAAGTTTAATGAGTGAATTTATACCTCCTTTATCACCGTTATTCATTCCATCAATTTCATCCATAATAATTGCAATTTTTTTGATTTTTTTATTAAATAAACTCATAATATTTTTATCAGACATATTATGTTTTGTAATATCTTCGATAACAGATGTATTTCTAATATCACCTGCATCATATTTAATAATATCATAATTAAGTTCTTTTAATATATTAAAAACAAATGAGGTTTTACCTGTTCCAGGGTCACCATAAATATAAATACCTTTTTTAAAAAGTAGATTGTTTCTATTAGATTCAAAATCATTTAGAATTTTTTTAATTTCTTTTTCTTGTTCATATCGATTAAGAATTTTATTTATATTTAATTTGTCCATTTTATATATTTAACAACATTCTTTTTATGTAGATTTCTACACAAATCACGTTTCTTTAAATAATTAGTTAAAATTTTCCTGCAATTGTCTGAATTATTTTCAATACAATAATTAATAATAAAATAAATATAATTGTTAAAAACCATATTTTTATATCTATATTGTTTATTTTTAAGCCATAAATTTATATTCTCTCCAAGTATTTTTTCAAAGACAAAATCATTATCTCTTCTAATCATATCACGAACATAATTTTCATATAATTTTATAGAACTCTTGATAGTATGATGATATAAATTATAAAATGTCTTATTAACAAATACGAGCTTCTTATATGTAATAAATTCTTTGATTAAATTAATAATATCATCAGGTAAATGAGATAATTTCATTATACATATAATTATTAAAATATATTTATAATGTTTATTTTTATTATTTTCTATATCTTTTGGTGTAAAGGCAAAAAAATAAGAAAAATGTAAAATAAATAGTTTGTCAATGATTATTAACACCATAAATTATTCTGTCTAAGTTTGACAAGGATTATTAACACCATAAGTTATTCCGTCCCATGATACTCCACAATTTTTTGCCCAAGTATATTTAGCACACAATTCATTAGACCCTGAAAATGCAGGAGTATTAAAGCTCATTCTTAAATGTTTATCTCCATCTTGAGGAGAACATGTTCCTAAATCTTTTACATTAATACATGTAGCATTATTTCCAGAACCATCGATTAACCAAAAATCAGGACAATCTGGAATCATAGGAGGCCATTCTTGGTTAGTAGAATAAGTAAGCGCCATCCCAATGAATACAAGACTAATTATTAATATAATTATAGCAGCAAAAAGAATAAATTTTTGAAAACCTTCCATATAAATTAAATAAATATAATTTTTTCTATTTACTTATTTTATATAAATGAACAAAGTAAATAATGGACGTGTTAATATAAAATCACCTAATACTTCAACATTATTTGAAATGTATGATAAAATACCTGCTAATCAATGTGTAACATTTAGGAATGCAACTGATGGTTTATGGAATGAGACTCCTTTGTCGCAAGCATTTTTTTCTAAACAAAACGTACTAATACTTCAAAATGGTATTAGAGCAGGTGTATATCAACGCTCAAATGGACAATATGTAATAGGAGGACAAGATTGTGATTCACTTAAAATAATAATGAGAAGTGTATTTCTTCAGCACTCTGTAAATCAACCATCTAATATTCCTCATCAAATAACTGAGCTAAATAAAATTGTATTAAATTATTGCATACAACAGGTATATAGTGAAGCTCAGGGTTATATGAAATATATAGACGATGTAAGCACATTAGTTGTTCCTATTGCACATCCAATTCAAGCTAGCAATACAGATAGACAACTTGAATTAAAGAGTTGGTTTTAATCCACCTGTAAAAGAGCAATCGTTTGCGTTTTCTTTAAGTAGTTTTATTAATATATTAAAATAATGGATGATAAAATTGTTTTAATATGTGCTACAGGACGTTCCGGTTCGACAACAATGCAAAGATTAATTAACACAATTCCTAATTCAAATATATGTGGAGAGAATTTTGCAGCTATTAATTCACTCCTTGAATTTTACAGAAAAATTAAAAATGCTACTATAAACAATATACCAGGACATTTGACACCTTTTACATATGATTATCTTATTAGCAAAAATGTAAAACCATCTTGGTATAATTCATATAATTATAACCAAATTGTACATATGATAAAGTTGATGATAATTAATATGTTTACACCTTTGCACATTTAAAACGCTCATTATAGACGCTAAAAAAATAAAAAAGTGTAAAATCAATAGTAGGAATTTCACCTACGATGGTCTTACTTTTTCTTCTTCTGTTTTTTCCCTTTGGGAGGAAGAAGTGAAAGACGAAATTTGCGTAACTTGTGAAAAACATAATGGTCGTTCTTGATTTTCTATCCAACAACTTGTTAATTTCATTATGTTTATGGAAGAATTTGCATCTCGTGTCCTGAATACGATTTTTTTGTTTTCGCAACTCACGCAATCAGAACACTTTAACAGACGAAATACTTTCTTCCCTTCCTTATCCTTGTAATATTCTAAATCTTTATTACAATCACAACATTTCTTACTTGTATTACATTCGTTTATGGTAATCGTATCATATTTTCTATGAATTAATTTCCTTAAACCTTTATTCATTGTAGGCATAAAATGTTTCATTTGGGTTGACCTACTCCAATTTCCATAACCGATCAGGATATTTTCTCCAAAAGTTTCCTTAATTTTATTCAGGAATGTATCTATGGATTTCTTACTATAAGAGTATTGTCTGAATTTCATTTTACGCCATACTTCTTGTTTATAAAATTCAGATGTTTCCTTATTCAATTTATTCTTCTCAACTAAATATGTTTTGAACTTTTCATAATCAACTGATTTGCTATTTTGAAATGATAATTGGGTTTCTTTTTCAATAATTCTCTTTCGTTTCCTTTCCTCTAATAAAATTCGTTGGTTTGTTTTTGCTTTACTTTCTCGTTTTCTTTGTGGGGATGTGTATTGTAGTTTGTTTCCATTTTTATCCATCATATAAACTAACGAACGCTTACCAGGGTCGCAACCAACAATATTTCTGTCTTTCAAAGTATCTAATTGTTCTTTGGATAAATCTTCTATGGTATGAAATTCTTGTTCTTGTAAAACAGGAACTCTTGAGCCCCATTTTTTATCTTTCAAATCTTTTCTGATAAATAATAAACAACAGGATATTCCATCGGTTTGTATTTGGTTATGAAACTGGTAATGTTTATTCTTGAAAATTATATTTTTCATATCCAAGAAATTACCCCATACTTCATTTTGGTTCTCTTTCACACTACTTAATAATTCACCCTTTTTGGTTTTATTTCCTTCTTTATCCTTTTCAGGTGAAAATAAATTTATCAAACTCGCTGTATCAATA